ATCAGGATCAAAGCCGCACTCGAGCGCCAGCAACTCACGCGCCTCCTGCTCGCCGCCTTGCTGCTGGGTGAGGGTGAATGATTCGAGCGCAGCACGAGCCGCGACAACTTCCGGCGCGTCCTCGTGAGGCACGAATCCGCCACGGTCATCCGCCCATTTCCTGTCGCATGAATCGCAAATAGTCCAGATTGCGCCGCCTCGGTGGGTTTCCTCATGCGTGCAGGTGTTCACTTCCACATGGCGCAACAAATCGCGCAAAGCCTGCACAACCTCCCGCGCGGCGGTGTTCGTGGTTGAGGGGGTCACTTGGTTGGCTCCTTGGTGGCGGCAGCGATTCGTTCAAGCAGCAGGCGGGCAAGGTCGCGGATCATCGCGATCTCGCAAGCGCTGCCCGGCATCGGCAATTCATTGCAGTAAGGCATCACCCCTCTCCCGCTTGCAGCGCTGCCGCTGGGGGAGGGGCGGCGGTTGACTGTTTAGGCCCGCGCTCGACGTAGCGCTTGTGCGATGCGCGGGCACCAGCGCCAGAGCAGTTCGGGCCACGGTTCCACGGCGACGCCTTGCGGCCCATGGCGCCGGCCGTTGAGTTATTTCCTAGTGGTTTTTTGGCTTTCTGCATCACGGTCTCCTGTTCAATCGATCCTATCGGCGGTCGTCGCAGATGTCAACGGTTTCCATGAGCGCCTGGAACGCAACGGCCTCGACGTGACTCATTCCGTGCTCTCGCATGACCGACAAGGTGGTCTCGTCGGCGCTTTGCGGAGCTAGTAGTGGTGCGTTGCAGATGAGTCGCTCGATCATCTTGTTTTTGGACAGCCCGTTGCGCGCGGACATCAGCTCGAGCGCGATGTTTGCCTCGTGGCTCAGGCGCACCGCAAACCGCTTGTTGCCCGCATCGAGCCAGCGCTTGTGATGCGCACGCTTGGCGGCCGGGCTCGGCTGGTGCCGGCTCATGGCGCCGCCAGGAGCAGGCCGATGGCGACGCCGGCGATGAGCGAAACCACCACGATGCCGGCGACGTACGGGATGGCACGCTTTTTGGCGGCGCGGTAGCCGCGGACGAAGCCGGCGTCGCACGCGTTATGGATGCGTTCCTCGAGCTGCTCAAGGAAGGTGCTGGTCGGATGGTCGTGCATGTCGTGCTCCTTGTGTCGCTACAGCCCGCGCGCCCTGAGCCAATGGGCAACACCCATCTCGTCCGGGTAGATCAGGCAGAAGAAAAACAGCAGGTAGGCCAGGAGGATCGAGCTGTAGCCGATCAGGTTCCACGCCGCGGCGCAGGCCATGGCGCGCCAGTCCCGGCGCCTCATCCGATCCTCCGCTTGCCGCTGGCCAGGCACTCAGCGGCGTACTGGACGGTGTAGGGGATCGGTGACCCGCCGCTCAGGTAGTGGCGCAGCGTGCGGTCAGTGAACCCGAGCCTGGCCACCCACGCTTCGCGGGTCAGGCCCGTCGCCTCGACCAGCGTGCGCAGGTAGGCGGGGTCGGGGTTGTGCTGCGTCGCGTCAGGCTTTTTCATTCGGTGCTCCGTTGGTGGCTTGTGGCTCCAGCGCGGCGAGGGCGGGCGTGCCTTTCAGCATTTCGCGGAACGTTGGTCGCCACATCTTTCCGGCGTGAAGGCCCATGTCGGATGCAAGTGCGGCCATCGCTTCAAGCGCGGTCTCCGCGAAGCCTGCGTGACTCTCTTGCAGGTTCTCGAAGCCGGGGCCGGTGGCGCACCATTGGTTGCCATCCATTTCAAGCCGGATGCCCGCGCGATCCGCGTAGGTGTAGGCATCCTTGTCGGTCAGGCCCCACTTTTCAGCAAGTTCCTGCACTCGATCTTTTTTCGCCCCAAGCGCCAAACCTTCGACGGCGATGTCCCAAGCGCCGGCCCGGTCACTCGGACGCATCGGCCACATGCAGAGCGCGAGGTCAGAATCACGGATGTCCGCTGCCGTGCCGTCGTATTCCGGCTTGTAGATCAGCGATCCGTTGACGTGCAGGTAATACCAGCCAACCAGCACCCCCACCCCACCCCCGGCAGTCACTGCGGGGCTCCGGCGATGGCCGCAGCAATTGCGATAAGCGCCGCTTCGTCGCCGAGCGTGGCAGCCCCGTGCGTCATGATCCGGTCGCCCGTGTGTTCCATGCCGATGCTGCCGTAAGCCTCTGCCAGCAGTGCGCGTGCTTGCTGCTCAATCGACTCCTGAGTTCGCGCGTGTTTGCCGACTTGCTCGGCCTCGGCCAACACCGCCAGCACATCAACCTTGTTTGCCATGTCGATCTCCTCAGTTGTCGAACGGGTTGGGGAGCGCCGCGACCTGGCGCATCTGCTCGATGCGGGCCGCGTTCTGCTCTTTGAGCTTGGCGCGCTCGCCGCCCCGGTACAGGCGCTGCGTCTGCGTGTTCACCTCGCGCGGCAGCATCTGGACCAGCATGTGCTCGCGGGCGATCTCGAAGGCGGCCGATGGCGTGGCGCCGGCGGCGAGCGCTGCGGCGTAGGCCACGTCGCAGCCAGCCATGGTCAGGCCCATGTTGTGGAGGTTGCCGGCGGCCACGCGGCGGTTGGCGGCGCGCTTGGCCAGGTAGTCGAGGTTCATGTCACTCTCCTGCGCGCAGGTTGAAGCGGGCGTAGTTGCGGATGCGGCTGTCGAAGTTGGTGTGGTTTTCGACGAACTTGATCTCGTAGCCGCGGGCCTTCAGCGCCAGCACGTAGAGGCCGAGGTCGCAGTCCTCCTCGAGGAAGACCAAGTCTCCCTTCTCGTAGCTGTAGGGGGAGACCTTATCGAGGAGGCCGAAGTTGGCCAAATCCTCGCGAGGAGCGATGCCCCAGCCGTGTCCGGGGTCCGTCATGACGTTGAGGTTCACCAGTTTGTCGTTCATCTCTGTTCTCCTTGGTGCGATCCCCGCCCATCGGGGACAGTTGAATCATACCGGAAAAGATTTCCGGCCGTCAAGCGTCGCGCAGCGCTTCCATCTCCGCCTCGGCCTCCTCGACGCGATCCGGGTGGTAGCGGCGCACCAACTCGACGTATATGTCCTTGCTGGCATCGCTCTCGAGGTACTCGCCCGGGTTGTGGTAGCGCATGCGGCTCAGCTGCCCGCCGATGCTGCGGCCCTTTGCCCTGCACCTGGCGGTGAGGCCGCCCCTGTTCCACCAGTCGCCGAAGGCGGCGTAGGCATCGACCACGTCAAAGCGGCTGCACTCTGCGGGGATCAGCCCCTGCCGGCGCCGGGCCGGCTTGTCGGTCACGTACACCACGGACAGGTTGGGGCAGGCGGCCATCAGGGTCTTGAGGTCGGTCATTGCAGCACCACGAACGGCTTGTCCCAGCGGCCGATATTGACGTCGACGTACCAGCCGACGTCGAAGTAGTCCGTCTGGATGTCGCTGTTGTTGTAGTTGCCGCGGTTGAGCGCCTCGAGGATCGGCTTCAGGATCGCGACCACCTCCGGGCTGAAGTGCTCGTGGTACCAGTAGGGGTTGACGCTGGTGTAGGTCTGCTCGCGCATGTCGTCGCGGTCGGTCTGGCAGCGGCGGCTGTTCTGCGCGCTCATCGCCTTGGCGTCGGCGATCAGGTCAATCGGCGCCGCGGCAATGTTGAGCGCGATGGTGCTGTGGTGGCGCACCGCGAGGGTCCACTTCCAACCCTTGGGGATGACGCGCTTCAGCTCGGCGGCGATCTCTTTCTTGCGTTCCTGGCTCATGTAGGCCATGTCGTGCTCCTGGTTGCGTTGCGTGGCGGTCAGAGGACGCCCGGGATCGGGCGCTCCGCGGGCTTGAGGCCCAGGTTGTCGTTGCGCTCGGCGACGATCTCGAAGAACCGACCCTCGAAGCGGACCACCTGGCCGACCTTGATCTCGACCATTTGGTAGCGGTCGCGCTTCTCAGCCGTGATGCTCGTGCCGAGCGGGATCAGGTAGTGGAGGCTGTGGCCGCGGGCCTTCTCGCGTTCGTAGGCTTCGATGGGGTCGTCGCCGCTGCGCAGGGCGTAGGCGATCACACTGCCTGCCTTGTACTGGTGGTGGAGCGTGCCGTGGTTGCGCGACTCGTAGGCGAGGGCGAGCCGGTCGCCGTCCTTGATCTCGACGCAACCGCCGCGGTAATCGGGGGCGGGCTTACCCTCGACGATGTCGTAGGCGGGGCAGCTGTAGACGATGGCCTGGTTCATTTCGTTCTCCGCTTTCCGGCTCCGCCCATCGGAGCCACGAGGCAATGGTGGGGGAAAAGATTTCCCATGTCAACCGTTGACACCGGAAGATGTTGCCACTAAGCTGTGCGTGTCGGATGGGCCGACACCGGAGACCGAGATGAAGAACCTGATCCAGCGCTTCCTCGCCTACATCGACATGCGGGCCGCGCAAGCCGCCAGCTACGACGACTTCCTGTTCCACCGCAGCCGCTTCGGCGGCGTGCCGGTCTGAGGAGACTGACCATGGAAAACCAATACAACGACATCATGACCATCGAAGGCGAGCACGAGGTCGAGACCGAGATGGACTACTACGCGGCGATGCAGCGCACCATCAACGCCGGAACCTGGGGTCTGCAGGGCAGCTTCGGCCGCTCGATGATGCAGGCCATCGAGGAGGGCCGCTGCATGCTCGGCACGAGCGGCGCCCGCGACTACTACGGCAACTACATCCCCTCGCGCGACGAGGTGAAAGACGGCACTAAGGGTAGCCGCGGCTTCGTGGTCGAGGCCATGGGCGAGGATTGGGCTGCCGAGATGGAGGCGGCATGAGCTACGTCATCAAGCGCACTGACCAAGGCGGCGGCTTCGTGTCCAAGCCGGGCGGTGCCAAGAGCTACACCAAGGACATGCGCCAGATGCGCAAGTACCCGACCCGCGAGGCGGCCGAGACTGACCGCTGCCAAGACAACGAGATCGTTGTCGACTTCAACCACATGCTCGATAGCCTGAGAGACTGACCATGGACAACACCACGCAAGCCCCCGAGATCGTCGACCCGCAAGCCAAGGTCATCGCCGCCTTCAGCGCCACCGAATCCGGCCTGGCCACGCTCAAGGAAACCTACGGCGCCAAGGTCTACGACTGCACCACCAACGCCGGCGACGGCGACGCGCGCCATGCCCGCATCGTCCTGCGCGACACCCGGGTCAACGTCGAGAAGTTCCGCCAGCAGCTGAAGGCACCGCTCCTCGAGGAAGGCCGCATCATCGATGCTGAAGCCAAGCGCATCACCGCCGAGATCACCGCGCTGGAAGACCCCATCGACGCGCAGATCAAGGCCGAGGAGAAGCGCCGCGCCGACATCAAGGCAGCCGAGGCGCGCGCGGAAGCCGAGCGCCTGGCCAAGATCGACATGGTCATGCGCTGGCTGCGCGAGCGGCCTGGCCTGTACGCCGCAGCGAACGTCGCGACCCTGTCCAGCGTCATCGCCGAGATCACCACCAAGTCCGAGGCTGGCTTCGAGCACTACGGCGCCGGGCACGAGACCATCGCGGAGCAGGTGATCGCGACCCTCAAGCAGCTGGAGACCATGCGCGAGGCGCGCATCGCCGCCGACGCCGAGAGCGAGCGCCTGCGGCTGGCCAACATCGAGCTGGCGCGCAAGCAGCGCGAGATGGAGGAGCTGCAGCGCGAGATGGACGAACAGCGCGAGCAGCTCGCGGCCATGGCTGCGGAGCAGGCAGCGGCGCGCGCCGAGGCGCAGGCCATCGCCGACGAGGCGCTGCTGGAGGCGCTGGACGTCAAGGTCGACCCAGTAGTCGAAGCGGCTACCGACAACGGGTTCCTGGGGCTGGCCGCGAGCCTGACACCCAAGGCCGACGCCATGGAGGCGAAGGTCGAGGTCGTCGCCAAGGCGGTCTCCGGCCTGCTCCCGGTCAACCCTGCCTTCGCCGGCATGCTCGAGGCGGCCGACAAGCTGTGCGACCGGGCCGCCGCGCGCATCGAGCAGGGCATCCCGCCGGCAGCTGGCGAGACGGTCAAGATCGTGCGCCAGACCCCCAAGCTCGGCGACGGCGAGACCCTGCTGCAGGTCGCCCGCGAGGCGCACCTGCTGCTGGTCGGCCTGCTGCCCGGCCACACCACCACCATCAAGCTCGGCAATGTGCTGGGCTCCTACCAGGAGTGAGTCATGCAACCACGTAACCTGACGTTTTTCGCCATCCCCAAGGGCACCATGCCCACGCCCAACGACCGGGAACTGATCGCCGAGTGCGCGCTCAAGCCGGTCGGACCGCTCGAGATGTCCAGCCGCGGCTTCGTCAAGCCCTACGCCGGCGACGAGATGGTCGCGACCGCGGTGCTGTCGAGCACCACGGACCTGGCCTGGTTCACCGTCGGCGGCGAGGACCGCATGCTGCCGTCGGCCGTGGTCAACGCCGAGCTGGGCAAGCGTCTGGCCAAGATCGAGGAGCAGGAAGGCCGCAAGCCGGGCGGCCGCGCGCGCAAGCGCATCAAGGACTACCTGATCCGCGAGATGCTGCCCAAGGCGTTCGTGAAGCCGTCCCGGGTCGATGGCTACATCGTGGCCAATATGGGGTTCGTGGCGGTCGACACCGCGTCGCGAAAGCAGGCCGAGGGCGCGGTCAGTGAGGTGCGCAGCGCCTTGGGCAGCTTCCCGGCGCTGCCGCTCAATGCTGGCGTGCCGCCGAGCATGATCCTGACCAACTGGCTTTCGGGCGCCATCGCCGTGCCGGATAACCTGACCATCGGCAGCGACTGCACGCTGGCGACCCTCGACGGGTCCAAGGTGCGGATCACTGGCTCTGGCGACACGCGCGGTGACGCGGCGCAGCACCTCGAAGCGGGGATGCAGGTCACCAGGCTGGGGCTCGTGCTCGAGGACAAGATCAGCTTCGAGCTGGGTGAAGACCTGGTGGTGCGCAAGTTCAAGCTGCTCGATGGAGCGGTCGACGACATGGCCGAGCACGAGGACATGGCCGCCGAGGTGCAGGCCCGCCTGTACCTGACCGGCTTCAACATCGCCCGGGTCTTCGAGATGCTCCGGGTCCAGTTCTGGCTGAGTGCGGTGGAATGACCCCGCCGAAGCGACCGCGCACCGTGGCGGGCGACACCAACGCCATGGCGATCAAGCTGGACTCCGCGCGCAAGGCGTTCCGCACCGCAGCACAGGCCAAACTGCGGGAGTCGCTGGCCGCCTCCGCGGCGCTTCGCAAGGCCGCTCAAGAGATCGCCCGCCTCGAGGACCGCCTGTCCCACGTCACCCGGGAGCGTGACGGTTCCCGGGCCTACGCCGAGCTGCTGGAGCGGAAGCTACGCGAGACTGGTCGCCCCTTCTAACGGGCGCTAGGATCGACGTTCAACGGAAAAGGGGGTGCCCATGAAGTTCGACTAATCAGCCGCTTCCCAACATGACCACAAGAGAGAAGCCCCGGCGCGAGCTGGGGTTTTTTGTTGGGCGGGCTTGACACCGGCGTTCAGGCTGCGATGATGGGCGTGCTGTCCGGTTGGCACCGGGTGGAAGCGGAAAAGTGAAGAATCGACCCCGAGACGTAATAGGGGTGGTGACCAGCGAACATGCTGGTGGAGTAATGGCCCCTTCACGCCGTCCCCTCTGCCTGTGTTCGTACTCCTTGCCGGGAGTCGCCACCACCTATTGCGCCTCGGGGTTTTCTTTTGCCCGGTGCCGACCAGACAGCCGCATCAGGCCCGGTGCAAGCTCGGGTTGCGGAGACGGGTCTTTCGTCGTGTCGCCGCAGGGTTAAATGTCAGGGTGCGCAAAAAGACCTGACGGGCAATAAGCGACGGCTCGGCTCATGGCCTAGCAGACCCCTAGCCTCACAGCTTTGCTGACGGGGTTAGGGGGGCTTGTGCTCGGGACTCTCTCTTAACCAGCAGATATAGATCAAGAGCAATAAAGCTCTTGCTCTTGGCTCTAATCCTTCACCGTTCTGGAGAGTGAGATGAAGCTTATCGACGTATGCAATCCGGTTGAAATCAAGAACGCTTCGCAGTGTGCATTCCTGCCATTCACGCCTGTCCCGAGAGAGTTCGCCGGGAAGACTGTCCGCATCGTGATCGTGGTCGAGGACGTCGCCGCTGCTGCGCCTGAGCCTGACGACCTGCCCCCTGAGCAGCGCGGCCTGATCTGATCGAATGGAAACCGTTGACACCGGAAACCCCTTCCTCTAGGATGTGGGTGTGGGCGATGGGCGCTCACGGAAACAGGAGACGCGAGATGGGTCACGACAACGATACGGTCCCTTGCACAAGCTGCGCCAAGCCAGTTCACGAGCTGGCCGTGTTCCCCGGTGGGCGCTGCGTTGGCTGCCACGCCGCTCGACCCGAAGTGAAGTACCAAGTAGCGCACATGACCGGCGAGAAGCTGGCTCGCATGTTCAGCGGCAAGCGCGCCGCAAAGGCGGGTGCGTGATGGGCCTCTACTACGCCACGCCAAGCCCCGGCATGCCCGGTCGCTTCGACCTCCGGCAGGAACGGTTCCGCGCGCAACGCGCCGCCGGGAAAGAACACCCGCACGACGTGTGCGCCGTCTGTTTCAAGCCAGACGAACTGCGCGACGTGTGCGAGAAGTTCGGGTTCAACGCGGACCTGAGCGCACTCAACGAAACCGAGACCAAGGGAGAAGCCTGATGCTCAACTACGAAGCGGCACCCGAGAACATGCGCGGCGGCCTGAAGCGCTTCATCGAGAACGGCATCCTGCCCGGCAATGCGCTGACTGCGGTCCTCGAGAACGACCTCAAGCGCACCATCGCCCACGCTGACGAGACCACGCTCGCGAACCTGCGCAGCCTCGTGCAGTGGATTTACTGCGAGGCGCCTGGCTCCTGCTGGGGATCGCCGCAGCTGGTGCGGGAGTGGGCCGAGAAGCGCGGCATGGACGGCATCACAGCCGCGCAAAAAAACCAAGTAGAGCCCAAGGTCGGTGACCACATCACGGTGACAAACGCGGGCGCGGACGGGACGGAGACCTTCGGCGACTACATCGACGGCGACACCGCGGTCATCCGCGAGATCGGCACTTTCGCCCACGGCCGTGTTTGGTACGACGTCAGCTGGACCTCGAACCTGGTCGGAAAAAACGAAGGAACCCGCAACGTCACCCTGTTCCGCGACGAGTTCGAGGTGATGCCGTGAGCGCCGTACTCAACGCCATCCAAAGCCAGCGGAGCCGCCAGAAGCGCGCCAGCGACCGTCCAACCCAGGCGCTGTGCGCGATCATCCGGCACGAGCGGGCGGCGCGCGCTGTCGCGGCGCTCAACACCACCATCGGCGACGCCGTGCAGCAGTGCAGCATCTACAGGCGCGCGCACGAGACCGAGTTCCCGGGCAAGGACACCGCGGCGCTCTGGACCAGCGACGGCAAGGTCATGACCCACCTGTGGGAGGCGTACAACGAGACCACGGACGGGCCGTACAACGTGCGCACGCTCGATGCCGACGAGCAACGCGACTACCTGGTCGGCACCGGATGCCCGCACTGCCTGAAGGCGTGGGAAGCCGTCGAAGCCCGCAGGCTCGCGCGCAAGGAGCTGGGCCAGGCCAAGCAATCGATTCGCGCCATCGGCCGGGCCGCGCTCGGCAAGGATGATTGACGTGGACAAGGTACCGCCATGCCTGAATCGACCGCCGCGCGTGGCTGGCGAGTGGCGGGAGACCAACAAGCTGAGCCTCGGCTACAGGGGGCCACCAACACGGTTCAAGGCCGTCTATCGCTGGCACTGGTCTCCCTTCGTCGACCGCTGCGCCATCCATGACGGCCGAGGCATCGGGCCGAACGGCGAGACCTACCCGGAAGCGCATGGCTGGATGCCGTGGTGCCGGCTCTGCACCTGGTTCCCATCCAAAGAGACCTCGCCATGACCCTTGCCTACATCCGCAAGACCTACGACGTCCCGGCCAAGCGCGGCGCGCGCATCGAGTGGACGGACGAGCGCGGCCAGAAGTGGGTGGGCCGGGTTGTCGGGCCATCGAGCGACGGGGCTCGCCTCAAGGTCCAGTTCGACGTGCACGGCAAGCGCAGGCGCTCGATCCTGCACCCGACCGATGGCGTCAGATACCTGTAGGTCGCACGCGGAACTATTCCAGCAATAGAACACTGACCAACCAAACAACAGGAGCGTCCCATGAATGACAAGACCGACACCCCGGACCTGAGCCTGCCAATCGACCCACGCCTCCTCACCGAGCAGGGCATCCACGACCTGTTCGTAGCCGACGGCTGGATTCCGCCGACGTGGCTCCCCATCGCCGATGCACCGCGGGATGGGACGCCCGTGCTGGTGTTCGACGCCCTCGAGGAAACACAAACCACCGCCTACTGGCAGCCTCACGAAAACAGCGGCATGTGGTTCCTTTGCAGCAGCGACCAGTTCGGGGAGCCGATGCCATGCGACCCGACGCACTACAAGCCCCTCGGCCCTGACCCGGAGCAAGCCGCATGAACCGCACCCTCGAGATCGCCCCCTGGCCGGACTATGCGGGAAACCCGATCCGCGAGGGCGACACCATCCGGCACCCGACCGACGGCGTGACGGCCGTGGTCTTCGTGCTCGCCGACGAGACCGACCCCAACGAGCGCTGGCGCGTCCTGTACGGCGGGCGCGGCGACGGCTGGCCAAGCATGAGGGTGTCGCGGCTATGCCTCCAGATCGGCCACAGGGGCCAGGGCGTGGTGGTGCGTAGTGCGGCATGGGCGCACCAGCCTGCCATTGAGCTACTCGTGGGCCGGGCTTACCGAGACCTCCTGAACCACCCGCACGACGAGTGGCGTGCCCGCGCTCAACGGGTCTACTGCGATCTGCGCGACGCGCTTGTGGCGCTCACTGGCTCCTCGGCTCAGGAGGTACAGGAGACCTTCGAGGAGCTGGCGTTACGGCGGTACTACGACATCCCCGTCCCGAGCGTCGCAGCCGAGCGCCTCGAATGGGCCGTCGCAGCGCTCCGTGGAACATCCAGAGCGGAGGAAGTGCAATGTTCCACGGCTGGTGGGACAATGCCGCCCAATCAAGCCGATTGTTCTATCGGTGAAGGGTCAGGGTCCGCGTGTCCGGGCCTGGCCGTCCGCACCCTCGGCGAGATACCGCCGCTGTTCGGCCGCAAGCCGTGACCTTCCACGCTCCCCGCTGCGTCGTCTGCGGCGACAGCGGCGAGATCGTGGGCAGCCTTCCCGGGCTTCCCGTCTCGGCGCCACTGCAACGCCTACCCTGCCCCAGGCCGCACAACCAACCGCGGCTCAGGCCGCCACAACAGGAGCAACACCATGGACAAGTCCGACCTGCAACCCCACGAGCAGCGCCTCATCGACGAGCGCGACCAGCTCAGCGAACGCGTTGACCGCCTGCACGCCTTCATCAGCACCGGCAAGGCCAAGGCGCTCGGCCAGCCGCACCACAGCCTGCTCGGCGCGCAGTACGCCGTCATGGCCTCGTACCGCGACATCCTCAGCCTGCGCATCGACCTAATGCTGGACCGGCAGACCCCGACGGCCTGAACCATTCACGCGCCCTGCACACCTGGCTTGACGTCACCCGATATGCGCTGCACCTTCGCCCGCGGTTTAGACGGGCGGCTCCTGCGTCGACACCTGCCCCGGGAGGCCCATCCTCCCGGGGTTTCCTTCACAGGGGCTGACAGGAGCGCACCATGAGCAAGGGCAAGAGCACCAAGGCGATCCACGCCACCGACACCACCCCCGAAGACGCCGCGACCGCTGGCGACGAGATCATCGACCCCACGCCGTACGCGGGCACCCCGACCTTCGACGACCCGGCACCGGCCGCCTCGCCGGCACAGCAGAACCCCACCGGCGACGAGCTGCTGGCCAAGGCCAACGTCAACGGCCCGCGCGTCACCGTCGAGAAGCTCGCCGCCGAGATCGAGGCCGAGTTCTACTTCACCCCGATGGATGCCGCGGTCGGCCTGGGCGTCGACAGCCACATCCGATCCGACTCGCCGCTTGCCCGCCTCACGTTCTGCGTGCTGGTGCTGAAGAACGGATTCACCGTCACCGGCCAGAGCTCGTGCGTGTCGCCGGAGAACTTCCGCGCCGACGTGGGCAAGGCGTACGCCCGCGAGGATGCCGAGCGCAAGATGTGGCAGCTGCTCGGGTTCCGCCTCGCTGACCGCATCCACAACCAGCTGCCGCTCTAAGCGGCGACGGAGGCGCGGGCATGAGCGCAGGCGAATGGAATGATGTGCTCGTGCTCGCGCTTACCGTGTGCGGGATCGTGGGCGCCTGGATCAGGTGGGGACAGAAACGATGGGATGCGTGGCGCGGAGCACGCAAGGAGCGCCGCGAGCGCTTCGACCTCATGCTCGGCGACTACCAGTCGTTCCGTGAGGAAGTCACCTCGATCCGAGAGAGCAGCACGCGCCACACCGGGCAGATGCGGCTCATGGACGACAGGCTCACAAGCCAAGACAAGATGCTCGACGGCATTGCCGCGAACCAATGGGCGGCCATGCGCTTCGACATGCAGCCGCGCTTCCAGTGCGACCACAAGGGCTGCAACCAGCAGGTGAGCGACAGCTACGCCAAGCTCGTGCGATGCGGTGAGCGCGACCTGCTCGAGTACGACTGGAAGAACTTCATCCTCGAGGAAGACCGCGCGCAGTACGAGCGCGACGCGGCGCAAGCCTTCCGCGAGCACCGGCGCTTCGAGTGCACCGTTCGCTTCCATCGCTCCGACGGCTCCAAGTTCCTCGGTCGCGTGCGCATCGAGCCATACCCGGAAGACCCGGGCGACATCACCGAGGGCAACCACGCCGTGTGGTTCGGCAGCATCATCCTCGTCGAGGAGCTGGCGTGAACGCGCCAGACCCGAAGAAACGCACCAGCAAGGCGCCGGCCGGGCTCGCCGCGGCGCTGGCCGTGCTGCTCGCCGCCGGCGTGGAGGGGCGCGAGCATTGGCCCTACTACGACCAGGCCGGCATCCTGACCGTATGCGGTGGCATCACCGGCAAGGGCGTGGTCAAGGGCAAGTTCTACTCGTGGGCCGAATGCGACAAGCTCGAGGTCCCCTACGTCGAGCGCATGAACGCCACCATCGGCAAGTGCATCGCGCCCGGCACGCTCACCTTCAAGGGTTGGCTGTGGTGGGGCCACTTCACCTACAACGTGGGCGAGCCGACCTTCTGCAAGAGCACGGCCGCCAAGCTGCTCCGCGCTGGCAAGTACGAAGACGCCTGCCGCCAGATGGCGCGCTGGACCTTCATCACCAAGCCGGGCCGCGGTTCGGTCAACTGCCGGGTCAAGGCCGAGAAGTGCGGCGGCATCCCGAAGCGCCGCGACATCGAGATGCGGGGGTGCCTCGCTGCCGAGGCCGAAGCGCGGTAGGATCGCGCAACGGCGGGGTGGGCCTGCTATAACAGGGGTGAAAGTCATGTCACAGAACATCCGCTCCGAGCTGCTGCTGTGAAGTTCACCACCATCGCCATGCCGCCACGCCCGCCGACGTGGGCGATCCTCGGCCTGCTGCTCGTGGTCTCGCTCGGGTTCAACCTGTGGCAGGCCAAGCGCGAGTGGATCGAGGAGGCGACCGAGCCGCTGCAGGAGAAGATCGATGCCCTCCAGGCCACGGCGCGGATCAACAACACCATCGCCGCGCTGCGCGCGCGCCATGACGTCGAGCTGCGCGAGGCGCGCGACAACGTGCAGGTAGTCGAGGGCGAGCGCCAGGTGGTCTACCGCGACCGGCTCGTGACGCTGCCGGCGCCGACGTGCGCACCCGGGGCCGAGCGCGTCGATGCCTGGAATGCCCCTTTCCTGCCGGGGGACAAGCCGTGACCACGCCTGACCCGAACTTCCGCAGCAAACTCCGCAACGGCCTGCTGTTCCTGCTCGGCATCTTCGTCGTGACGCTACTGCTCGGCATGCTCACCGGCTGCGCGCTGTTCAAGGCGAAGCCGCGCGCCGAGCCTGTGAACGAGAGCTGTGACGCCAGCTGCCGCCTGCCGTGCGACACAACCGTGCCGCGATGGGCACCCGTCGATGCGGATGACCCGGCAGCGTGGGATACGTACGTGCCGCAGGTGACCATCCCGCTCGCAGCCAAGCTCCAGACCTGCGAGGTCGCTCGGCAAGCATGCGTGCAGTGCCTGGACCGACTCAAGGAAGCTGGGGTGACGCAATGACCACGAAGCGACAGTCGCGCATCGAGAAGTGGCAGGGTGCCAATGGTCGCTGGTTCTGGCACTGCATTGCGCCGAACGGAAACATCACCAGCGTCGGCTCGAACCCGAACGGCTACGGCAGCGAGCGTGACGTCGACCGCGCCATCGACCGCAACGTGAGCAGCCTCGCCGCTGCCTTCGCGCTCGGGCGCATCGAGTACCGGCGCCGCGGCCACAAGCCCAAGACCTGAACCCCACGACCCACCACTGGAGAACAGCAATGCAGAACCACGACCCGAACGAAGATACCGGTGGCCCCGGCCTCCCGGCCGATGAAACGCCAGCACCCGCGCCGAAGGAGGACCGCTCGGTCCTGATCGCCGTCATCATCGTCGCGATCATCGTCGCGATCATCCTGCTGTAACCACGTGGACGCCGGCTTCCCCCTGTTGCCGCCACCGGACTGGTGGAAGCCTGGCGTCGACGACGGCGCGGGGGAGAGCGCCAAGGAGGGCGAGTACATCCGCTATGCCGCCCCCACATACGGCGACCTCAACTCGGACCACACCGACGAGGACGCGCCTGAATCGCTGCGCGGCAAGGCGAGTGAGGTCGATGTCGCGGCCATCGATGAGGCGTGGGTGCTGCAGCGCCTGGTCAAGGAGGCCAGCGACTTCGGCACCCGCACCCGCCAGTCGTCTCGGGTCAAGGCGCTCGAGCTGATCGGCAAATCCCTGGCCATGTTCACGGAAGTGGTCGAGCAGCGCGACCCCGTGCGCGAGGCGCTCAAGAACCTCGACCCCATCGAGCGCAAGACCCGCATCCTCGAGCTGGCCGCAAGGCTCGCGGCCGACCCCAACCTCGCCTCGAAAGTGGCGAGCAACATCGCAGGCTGACATGGACGCCATCGCTGAAATCCTCGCATCAGGCGCCTTCACCCGGCAGCAGTCGACGGCGCTGCGGCAGCTGCTTGGGCTCATCGTGGCGGGCGACCCAGCCGGCACCGCAGCGACGCTCATCGCCGCCCACGAGGCAGAGCCTGACCCACACCCGGACTACCTGACCGAAGCCGAGGCCGACCTGCTCTACAAGGCCATCGATGCCGCGGAGTGGACCTACGACATCCTCGCGGCAGACTTCGACACGACCACGACCGGCACAGGCACAAGCACTGGCCTCGCGTTCACTCCGGCCATCAGCAGCAACTACGAGTTCGAGGCGATCCTGATCCTGCGCACCTCGGCGACTGGCACGGGCGCTCGCCCCGGTGTCGCGTGGCCGACCCTGCTGGTGGATGGCGTGGCTCGAGCGGCCATCGTCGGCAGCACCGCGGACACCGAGATATTCAAGTACGGCAACATGGCTGCGGCGTTCGTCGCCGATGCCCTTGCCCTGTCCTCGTCGTCGCAGAGCTACATGGGGCGCGTGTCCGGCACCATCATCACGGGCGCCACCACCACCGGCGACCTGGCCATCCGGCTCGCGAGCGAGACTGGAAACAGCGTGACCGCGAAAGCCGGCTCGTTCCTGCGCTACCGAAGGCTTCCGTGACGCGGCCGCAATAGGGGCTTACCCTCGCGCAACTTCGGAGACGACCATGCCCCTGCCCCCTGGCCTGTACCTCAACCGCGAAACCGGTGCCATCACTGGCACGCCGACACAGGCGGGCACGTTCACGACCACGCTGCGGGTGCGCGACGCGCAGTACATCACCCGCGACATCCCGATCAGCATCACCATCGACCCGTACACGGCACCGAGCCTGACGGGCGCGCTCGATGTCTATGCGACCAAGACCGTGACCTACAGCGATGGGCTCAGCGTCGTCGACGGCACCGCGCCCTATGTGTGGACCATCGCCAGCGGAACGTTGCCGACGGGGATCAGCATCAACGCCTCCACGGGCGTCATCTCTGGCACGCCGAGCGACACCAGCTACACCGACCGGCCGCTGACCGTTCGCGTCACCGATGCCCTCGGCTCCGTGGTCCAGTACAGCTACACCCTGAAGTACGCCAACGCCCTGAGCTACCCGAGCACCTACCCGACCGGGTTTGTCGGGTCCGCATACGACCACACGCCGGCGTCGCCCGCTGGCCACGCGCCGCTGGTCTTCGCCGTCATCGCCGGTGCGCTGCCGCCTGGCCTGAGCTTCGACACCACCAACGGCCGCCTGTTCGGCACGCCGACAACCATTGGCGGCTACGGTCTGACCCTGCGCGTCACCGACGCGGCCGGCAACGTGAGCACGATCACCCCGACCCTGACCATCAACGCCGCCTACACCGCGATCTCGATCACGGGATCGGTCACTGGCAACAGCGTCAACATCGAGAAGGCCAGCGGCTCGCACACCTTCAGCCCGAACTACGCCGCGGTCAGCGTGGCGAACGGCACCGGCAGTTACACCTACAGCTGGGCGCGCCTCAGTGGCTCGACGTCGCTCAGTCCAGCATCTCCCACCTCATTCAACACCGGGTTCGGCGGCACCGTTGCGCCAGGCGAGAGCGCAAGCGCCGTGTTCCGCCTCACCGTGAGCGATGGCACCACGAGCGCGACGCTCGACGTCACGATCACGATCAACAACACCTACGTGGCGGTCAACCTCACCGGCTCGCCGAGCCTCTATGCGATGCGCACGCAGGCGTACAGCAGCGGCTTCACCCGCAACAACGGCAAAGCGCCCTACGCGTTCGCGATCACCAGCGGCACACTACCGACTGGCCTGAGCATCAACTCAAGCACCGGGCTCATCACCGGAACGCCCACGGACACGAGCTACACCAACCGCACGATCACCGTTCGCGTGACCGATGGCGAGAGCGTGCAGGACAGCGAGAGCTTCACCCTGCAGTACGTCAATGCGCTCACCCTGACCGGCAGCGCCCCTGCAGGCTCGCAGGGGCAGCCCTACAGCTTCACCCCGGCGACGGCTGGCGGATTCACTGCGTACGCCTACACGGTCCAATCCGGCACCCTGCCGGCCGGTTTGAGCCTCAATGCAGGAACGGGCGAGATCACGGGCACCCCGAGCGGCACGACAGCAGGCACTGCAGTCACCATCCGGGTCACCGATTCGCAGGGCAACACCGCGGACGACGCGCTCAACTTCGTCATCGCCGCCTACACCCCGGTCGACCTGTCCGGCTCGGTCTCGGGCCAGAGCGACACCGTGGCCACGTACGCCGGCACCAAGACGATCACCCCGGACTACAGCAGCCTCGCCACCAGTGGCGGCCTCGGCACGATCACGTACAGCTGGGCGCGGATCAGCGGCAGCACCGCCATCTCCGCGAACGCCTCGACGACCAAGACCACCAGCTTCGCCGCGACCTGCCCGCCGAACAGCACGATCTCGGCCCTGTTCCGCCTGACCGCGACCGATGGCACCAGCAGCGACACCTTCGACGTCACCGTGCAACTGCAGAACACCTACATCGAGCCGAGCCTGTCCGGCACCCTGACCGCGCGCAGCACGCGCTCCGCGGCATACAGCAGCGGCCTGACGGTCAACGACGGCGCCGCGGCGTACACGTGGGCGATCACCTCCGGCACGCTGCCGACCGGCCTGACGATCAACAGCTCCACGGGCGTCATCAGCGGCACCCCGACCGATACCTCGTACACCACGCGCAACATCACCGTGCAGGTCACCGATGGGCAGGGGCGCACCGCCTCGAGCGCGCAGACGATCACCTACCGCGACTTCCCCGACATGGTCGCGAGCACGCTTGGCTACAGCTGGCGCACCGTGGCCTACAGCGCGAACGCCCCGGCGGCCAATGCGGCGAGCACGCATGCGCTCACCTACTCGATCACGGCCGGCACGCTGCCGACTGGCGTCACCATCGACTCCAGCACCGGCACGATCAGCGGGACACCGACCTCGACGAGCTACAGCTCCATCGCCCTGACCGTGCGCGCGACCGACGTCGACGGGAACTTCGACGCGGCGGTCAAGACCCTGCCGTACGCCGACATCCTGACCGCGGTCGAGAGCACGCCGAACGTGGCCAGCGGCGCCGCCTACACCGGCAGCGTGACTCCGAGCGGCGGCCACAGCCCCTACACCTACGCGGTGCAGACTGGCGCGCTTCCCACGGGCATCACACTCAATGCGAGCACCGGCGCGATCAGCGGCTCGAGCACGAGCGTGGGCAGCTACGCAGGCACCTTCCGGGTGACCGACGCGGGCGGCCGCACCGCCGACACCGCGGCCTTCGCCTTCGACGTCACGGCAGCTCTGAGCATCAGCAAGAGCTTCGCCGACGGCACCGAGAACACGGCCTACAGCGGCTCGGCCACGGCCAGCGGCGGCGCCACGCCGTACACCTACAGCGTCCTCAGTGGCGCGTTGCCGACCGGGCTCAGCCTCAACACCTCGACGGGCGCAGTCACCGGCACCCCGACCACGCCTGGCACCTTCAACTTCGTGATCCGCGTCACCGACAACCTTGGCGCCACCGCCAACGCGGCAAGCCAACAGGTGGTCATCGCTAACACGGTCAACGTGGCCGATGCCTCGGTGACGCGCATCGCTGCGACTGCGCTCACCGCGAGCTACCGCATCGACAGCGACGGCGACGTCTACAAGGTAGAGGGCGGCACCACGACATCCATCGGCACGTGGCTGCTGTCCGGCGCTGCGTCCGACTACGAGGTGCGCTTCACCAAGAACAGCGGCGATGACCCGACAGGCTCCGCGCTCGCGACGTGGCTTGGCTGCGGCTCTGACCGCACGTGGACCAACACCGACGCGGTCAACGACGGCATCCCGGTCGAGAGCAACAACACCGTGGAGATTCGCCGCGCAGGCGGCACCGGCGTCATCCTCGACAGCGCAACCATCACCATCAGTTCCGAGCGCGTGTAAGTGTCGCTCAGCGAACAGGAGATCGAGGAGCTTGAGCTGCTGCTCGAGGCAGAGAACGAGTACCAGCGCTACAACCAGGTCGAGTCGATCTACCCAGGCACCGGGCACCTCGCGCGCTCCGAATACCCCAAGCACATGGAGTGCTTCGAGGCAGGCGCGAAGTACCGGCAGCGTTGTTTCATGGGCGGCAACGGTACGGGGAAGACCTTCGGCCTGGGCGCCTACGAGATGGCGCTGCACCTCACCGGCGACTACCCGTTTTGGTGGACCGGCCTGCGCTTCGATACACCCATCATTGGCTGGGCCTGCGGCGACACCCGCGAGACCGTGCGCGACACCGTGCAGAAGTACCTGCTCGGCGACTTCGCCAGCGAGGGTGATGAGGCGCTCGGCAGCGGCATCCTGCGCCGCGAGAAGCTCGGCAAACCGCGCGTCATCAACGGCACCAATCACTCGTGCGACTCGATCCTGGTGCGCCACCGCAGCGGCGGTTGGTCGAAGCTGCAGTTCAAGGCGTACGAGCAGGGGCGCAAGGCGTTCCAAGGAACCAACGTCCACTTCATCTGGCTCGACGAGGAGCCGCCGCTTCCGATCTTCCTCGAGTGCATCCAGCGCGGCCGCAAGGTCAACGGCCGCATCCTGCTGACCTTCACCCCGTTGTCCGGCAATTCGGACGTGGTGGACATCTTCCTGAGCTGGCAGAAGACCAACAAGACCGGCGGCAGCATCGTCACGATCCACTGCAGCTGGGACGACGTGCCCCACCTCGACGAGGACTGGAAGCGCGACACCATGGCGGTCACCCCGCCCTACCTGCGCGACGCGCGCCGTCGTGGCATCCCATCCGCCGGCATCGGCAAGGTCTATACCGTGGAAGAAGACGAGTTCGTTATCAACCCCATCCCGCTGCCGCCGCACTGGCGCCGGTTCTTTGCGTTCGACCACGGCTACTTCAACACCGCCGCGGCCTGGTTCGCGTGGGACAAGGACAACGACGTCCTCTACCTCTACAGCGAGTACAAGCGCGGCGAGGTGCCCATCGACACGCATGCCGCCGCGATCCTTGCGCGGGGCGACTGGATACCGGGTGTCGGCGACGCCAGCGCCCGTGAGTCCGATGGCAAGCAGATCATCGACAAGTACAAGGCTTTGGGGGTTAAGCTCCGGCTCGCCACGAAGGGGTCGGTCGATGCCGGCATTCAGGAGGTGCTGAGTCGATTGTCGACGGGTCGCTTCAAGGTCTTCAGCACCTGCCAGAAGTGGCTCGACGAATACCGCCGCTACGCATACGACGAGAACCAGCGGATTGTGAAGCGCGACGACCACTTGTTGGACGTGTCCAGATACGGGGTGCAGGACGGACCCAAGATTGCCACGGTGCGCAAGCTCGCACCCTCCTCCAAAGCTGAAGTGGTGAGGTTCGGATGAACGCAGACAACGTGGTGAAGATGGCGGCCGGCACCGGCGGCCAAGACCCGAGCGACAGCCCGCAGGATGAGGCCGAGCGCGCCGAGCGTCTGGCCCGGCGCCAAGGCAGGCTCGACGCCGTTGGCCAGAGCCTCATGACCGACCTCGCAGAGGCGATCAGCTGGCGCTCCGATTCTGAGGAGCAGTGGCTTTCCGACCTCGCGCAGTTCGAGTCCGGCCAGTCGCCGCTGTCGCCCGCAAAGGAGGAGCGGCACGCCTCCAGCGTTGCCGATGCCGACTACCGGCGCACCGGCGACAACATCACCAGGCCCGCTGTGCTGCTCGCCACCTCGCGCGTGAGCGACATGCTGTTCCCGACCAGTGACCGGAATTGGGACATCACCCCGAGCCCCGACGCGAAGGTGCCAGGCTTCGTGCCACCCGAGCCCGAGGTCGGCGAGGACGGGCAGCCGATCCAGCTCACGCCCAAGCAGCTCGAGGCGTCCGAACAGAAGCTGGCCGAGGAGCGGTGCGAGGCGATGCGCACGCAGATCGACGACCAGCTGCAGGAAGCCAACTACGATGGCATCGGCCGCGACGTGATCTTCGACGCCATGCTCTACGGCACGGGCGTGATGAAGGGGCCGTTCCCGCGCAACAAGCTGTGCCGCAAGCCCGACCCGGTCACTGGCAAGTGGACGCGCCAGTACGAGGAAACGCCGAGCGCGACCGCGACCTACGTCGACCTGTTCCAGTTCTATCCGATGCCGTGCCGCAACATCAAGGAATGCCCCGGCGTCTTCGAGCTGAACCTCATGACCCGCGGCGGCTTGCGCGCGCTGGCGAAAGACCCGGGCTTCAGCAAGACGCAGATTTCCCGTGCGCTGAAGACGTCGGGCCGCTTCGGCGGGCTCGCGCAATCGCCACTGTTCCGGCGCGCCCAAGGCAGCACCAGCCAATCCGTGCTGCTCACCCTCGAGAACCGCTACGCGGTGTGGAACTACTCCGGCGACATGGATGGCGACACCGTCATCGAGTTCACGCAAGGCTTGCTCGAGGAGGCAAGCATCAGCGAGGAACAAGCCGCGGAAGTCATCGCCACCATCGCTGGTGACGACCTGTTGTCGGTCGCCTGCGACGTGTGGTTCGTGAACGGAATCGTCATCAAGCTGGTGCTGCGCTCGGTCGACGACAACACCGTGATGTACCACGTCTACAACTACGAGAAGCGCCCCGACACCGTGTTCGGCAAGGGCTTGCCGTACGTGCTGCGTGAGGACCAACTGGCTGCCAACCAGCTCTGGCAGGCCATGATGCTCAACGCCATGATGTCGGCGGGCCTGCAGATCGCGATGCGCAAGGGTGCGCTCGATGCGCCCGAGGGTCGCTCCTACGATATGACGTTCACCCGCCCGCGCGTGTGGGAGTTCAACGAGGAGATCGACGACATCCGCAAGGCGTTCCAGGCGTGGGAAGTGCCGAGCATCATCGACAAGATCATGCCGATGTACGAGCGCGCGAAGCAGAACGCGCAAGAGCACGCGCTGCTGCCAGCCATCGCGCAAGGCGACGCCACGTCCTCGACGCAGACCAGCTCCGGCCTGTCGATGCTCATGAACGCGGCCAACATCGTGACCAGGCAGCTGGCGAAGTCGTGGGACGACGACATCACCACCCCGCTCATGAACGCGATGTACGACTGGAATCTCGCCAACGGCAAGGACGAAGCCAAGGGCGACTACGTGGTCATCCCGCGTGGTGTGTCGCACCTGCTGGTCAAGGATGTGCAGGCGCAACGCTACCTGTTCGCGCTGCAGACCTACTCCGCCAACCCCGAGATGGCCAAGCGCATGAAGTGGGGCGAGTGGGCGCGCATGGGCATGGTGGTGATGGAGATGGACGCCGAGAAGCTCATGAAGCCGGAGGATGTCGTCAAGCAGGAGGACGAGGCCGCCGCGCAGAATCCGCCGCAAGACCCGCGCATTCTCGCCGAGCAGAACCGCGGCAAGCAGATCGAGAACGACTTCGCCATCAAGCAGCAGGAGCTGCAGCAGCGCGCGGCCGAGTTCGCGGCGAAGAACGAGACCGACAGGTGGGAGGCGGCCTCGCGCGAGCGCGTGGCGCAGCTCAACTACCAGGCAGCGCTCGCCGGGCTGGACAAGGCAGAGCGCTCCGAGATGGAACGCATCAACGCCGACCTGCAAAAGGACAGCATGTGGGGCCGCATCGAGATCGAGAAGCTGGCAGAGAAGCGCCGCGCCGATCAGTTCGAGGCGCAGGTTGAAGCCAATCGAGAGCCAGGCCCGGTCCTGGCGTGAGCATCGAACGCAACAGCGATACGTGGCGCACGGTTGAGTCGTGGATCACCGGCCGCCTCGAGAAGTACCGCAAGCAGCTCGAATCGACTGACCGCACGGAACTGCAGTACGCGCAGCTCCGCGGCCATATCATCGAACTGCGCGCGCTACTCGACCTAGCCAAACCCACGAAGGAGCATCAGGAATGAGCAGCGAGAACAAGGGCGAGAACGTGCGCCTGCACCACAGCATCAACACCGAGACCCCGGCCGGTTCCAGCGGCAGCGACTTCGCAGCAGGCTTCAGCGATGACGACGACGGCCTGCCATCCGGCACGCCTGGCGAAGGCGGCGATGACGGTGCGCCTGCCGGCGACCCACCTGGCGGCGATCCATCACAGGGTGTTGACACCTCCGAAAACGGGGTGCAGGTTTCGCCTCAACCGCAAGGGCTGAACCTTGACGAGCTGCCGGAAAACCTCCGCCAGAGCGTCGGCGCAATCCTCGCGGAGAAGCAAAGGCTGGAAGCGGAGAGCGTCGAACATCGTCGCAACTTCGATTCCTTGCACAGCCGGATTGCTCCGGTGCAGCGCGAACTGGAGGCCACCAAGCGAGAGCTTGCTCGCCGACAGCAAACGCAGGCGCCCACGCAGCAGTCCCAGCCAGCTGCCACCCAGGATCGCCCGACGATGGTCGGCGCTGCCATGGCGCAGTTCGAGACACCGGAGTTCAAGCAGTACGAGAACTTGTTCCCCGACGAAGCAGCGATCCACAAGCGCAACACGCTGGCTGTCGCAGAAGCGAACGACTTGCGGCTCGGGCAACTCGAAGGCGTCCTCGGCAACACCGCTCAACGTATCCAGCAGATCGAAGCCGCGAGCGAGAAAGCGGCTCGACGCGAGGAGCTGAGTGAACTGGACAAGGTTCACCCCGACTGGCGCGAGATCAATACCTCCGACGATTTTTGGGACTACTTCGGAGAGATCGAGCACCTGTTCGGGTTCGCCGATGAGGCCGACAAGACCAGGCGTTTGCAAAATCGCCGCTTCGTGTCCGGCATCCTCGACACCTACAAGAAGGTCCGCGGCATCGGCGCAGAACCGCAGACGCAGACCCAAGCATCACCAGGTACGCAGCCGCAGCCCGCCAGTGCGGTTGTCGCCCTCGCAGCAGCACCTCGCAACGCAGGCGGCGGTATTCGCCGAACCGCGGGCGAGGGTCGCAAGGGCAACGATTTCATGGCGGGATACCACAGCGACGACTGACACCACCTCCCCTGACAGGACACGAACATGGCAATCAATTCCTACGGTAGCGGCAACTCGAACCCGACCAACAGCTACGCCGTAGGCAAGCTGCTGCGTTCGGCTGACGCGGTCGAGTGCATCGACCGCTTCGTCCACACCATCCCGGTGCCGAAGAACAAGAGCGAGAGCGTGACGATGTCGCGCACCGTCACCCCGGACCCGAGCGTCACCGAAGTGACCGAGGGCGTGAACCCGACCGCCCGCGCGCTGACCTACGAACAGGTCACCAAGGTGTTCGAAGAGTTCGCCGAGGTCTTCGCGACCACCAGCCGCCAGGCCGAGCTTGGCGAGTTCGCCGTGCTCATGGACAGCAAGGACCGCATGGTCGACCTGCTGAAGCGCACCCGCGAGAAGAATGCGTGGTACGAGTTCCGCGCCGGCACCAGCCGCCTGCTCAACAGCTCGGCGCACACCAACCGCAACCAGGTCAACGGCGCGCTGTCGCTCGGCCGCCTGCGCGTCGCGGTGCGCACCCTGCAGAACAACCGCGCCATGGTCATCCGCGAGATGACGAAGGGCTCCATCAACATCAACACCACCCCGGTCGAGCCGGCGTACATCAGCCTGTCGCACACCGACACCCAGGCCGACATCCGCGCGATCTCCGGCTTCACCGTGGCGCCGCGCGTCGGTGGCCTGAAAGACGGCATCCCGCAGCTGTTCGGCTACGTCGAGAACATCTGCTTCATCACGAGCCCGGAGTTCGAGCCGTTCTACGGCGAGGGCGCCGCGGTTGGTGCGACGGGCATGCGCTCGCAGGGCGGCGTCAACGTCGACGTCTACCCGTACCTGGTGTTCGGCAAGGAAGCGCTCGGCAAGTGCTCGCTGGCCGGCACCGAAGGCGGCGAGGGCGCGGTCGAAATGAACGTGCTCGACAAGGCCGACAAGTCCGACCCGACCAACCAGCGTCGCCTCGTGAGCTGCCGCTGGTGGGACGCGCCGGTGATCCTCAACAACAACTGGCTCGTCCGCATCGAGTGCGGCGTGACCGAGAACCCGGCCTGATCGTGATGGGCTGGGGCGGGTAACCGCTCCAGCCCGCCGGGAAGACCTCAACCACTTCGCCTCGAGGACACCTCCATGACCACGTACTACAGCTCCCTGTACGGCCAGAACCCGAGCAACACCGCGGAATACATCTACAAGGGTCCGAGCCCGAAAGCCGTCGGCGACGTCTGCGTCCGCCGCTGCACCTTCACCGGCGTCATGGCTGCGGCCACCACCGACAAGCTGAAGCTGTTCCAGGCCGTTGCTGGCGAGCGCCTGCTGGGCGTCGCCAACAACCGTTCCGGCGATGCTGACGCAGCCAACGACTTCACCTTCAACCTGGGCTGGACCTCGGCACCGACCGCCGTCGCTTCCGCTTCGACGGGCATGCAGGCCACCACCAAGGTCGAGTACACCGCCGGCGACCTGGTCTTGGTCGCAGCAGCGGCCGAGGGCGACGCCCTCGAGCTTGCCGCGCAGGCGGGCGCCATCGAAGTTTCGGCCACCCACACCTTCCTCGTCACCACCACCGTGCCGGCCTAAGCACGCCTGCGATCAAGGCGGCGTGAACCTGCTGTAGCATGATGGGGCCGCCTCGCGCGGCCCCATCTATTTCACTCAGGAGCAGGCTGTGGATAAGGAAAACGTGATCCCGCTGGAGGACGCGCTCAACGTCGGGTTCGAGTCATCGACCCGCGACGAGCTGGTGTTCTATTGCGAGACCCTCGGGCTCGACACCGTCGACCCTCGCGGCGACCTGGACAAGATCAAGGACGCGCTGTTTTCGGCGCTCGGGCACTCCCGCCCAGGCGTGTCGCAACGCACCACGGCGCGCGCGATCCCTCGCTCGCCCGTCATTCCGCCGGTCAACCTGACGCCGTTCGGCCGCTGGGGCGGCGCACGCCGGCGCATCATGCTGCCGCGTCCAGAGGGTGCCAAACACGCGCGCGCCGAGGGCTTCGGCTGGAACGGCAAGGCCACCTACTGGCTGCCGTACGACGAGCTGGTCGCAGTGCCATACCCGATCTACGCCATCCTGCTGGACACCAAGCGCCCGCGCGCCAAGACCATCCCCATCGGCACCGCCGGCGAGTTCACCACGGCATGGGATCACAACACGATCCCGTTCACCGACAAGGGCGAAGACCCGATCACCGCCAACCTGCCGCGCTCGATGACCGAGTGGTATCAGGAGAAGGGGCCGGAGTTCTACGAGAAGCTGGGCGCGCGCGACCTGCGCACCGTCGCCACCAATCTCGAGGTGCCCACCACCGACCAGGACCGTCGCCAGCGTCCGCATGACGACATCCTGAGCGACGTCATGATCTTCCTGTTCGGCTACGTGCCATCGTCGGAACGGGCGGAAGAAACCGAGGCCACCTGAAATGGACTACCTGTCCCTCGTGAATAAGATGCTGTTGCTCATGCGCGCGAGCGAAACGCGCCTGAGCGAACCGCTGACGACCTTCGCGGGAGCGACTGGCGTCACGTACGAGGCGATCCAGTGGATCGCTGACGCGGACGTGGACCTGCAGCGGCACAGGGACGGGTGGCGCTTCATGCGCCTGCACGCGGACATCGCGCTGGCAACGGGTGAAAGCTCGGTCGCCCCTGCCAGCGCGCTGGATACCGTCAGCAAGGTCATCCCCGCCGAAGACGTCGGCGGCTACCGCTCCATCGGCTGCTACCTCGACAGCCTCGCCGACGAATCGCGCGTGGCCTACCTCGACTACGAGCACTGGTATGGCAATGGCGTGGGGCGTGGCGTATCCGAGCGCACGGGGCGACCCGGCCGCTGCACCATGGACCAAGGCACGCTCCGCTTCGACACGACCGCTGACCAGAACTACCAGGTCACCTTCGATTACCTGCGCACCGCGTCGCGCATGACCACGGCGACCGCCGAGAGCCTGATTCCAGATGCTCACCGGATGGCAATCGTCTGGTGGGCGCTGCTGCACTACTACTGCCTGACCCGCGACAAGACGACCGAGTTTCGCGAGAAGTGCAGGATCGAACTGGCGCGCGAAATGAACCGGCTCTACAACAAGCAGTTGCCGTCGATCACCACGGGATAAACATGGAACCGATCCAGCTGAGCGGTGGTGTCGACCTCAACTCGCCGGCTGGTCTTGCGAAGCCGGGCACCCTTGCCGACTGCCTCAACTACGAGGTGACCACGCGCGGTGGCTACAGCCGCATCCTCGGTGTCGAGCGCTTCGATGGCGGCCCGGGTGTCGCGCAGTTCAAGATCATGCAGTTCGGCTTCACCGAAAACACGGGCACCTTCAGCCCCGGAGATGCCATCACCTACGGCACGGGCGAGGTCATTCCCTCCGGGTTCGTCATAAGTGCCGACGACGAGGACGGGTTCACCTACGTGACCGCCGCGCTCGAGGGTGGCGACTACACCTTGACCGCCTCCGACACGCTCGCCTGCGTCGCAACAGGGGCCAGCGCCACCATCGGCAGCATCAATGCAGCATTCAAGCCGGCGGGGCGGCAGGACGTGCTGGACGCGGCGCTCGCCTCGCTGGCGGCAACGCGCCGCGCACTGGTCGAACCCGTGCCCGGCCGCTCCGGCTCCGACGTCATCGCGGCGTTCTTCTTCCGCAACACGGCCTATGCCGTCCGCGACCTCCCGGTGACCTACTACGAGGGCGGATACTACACCGACGTCAACGAGGGCCAGACCATCACCGTCGATGGCGAGGAGCACGTCATCCTCGATGCGCAGGTGACCGGGTTCGAGGCGGGCTACATCATCTACGACCCCCGCGTCGACACCACTGGCGCGACGGCCGCCACGCCGATTGGGTCGCCCACGCTCACCAGCCTGCCGATCACCGGCGCGCTCAGCGGCGGCTTCACCATGATCCCGTACAGCGACGGCTACGGCGTCAGCGGCGGCCTGCCGCCATACGTCTGGACCGTGGTCGATGGCGACGGCGAGGTGGTCGAGGTGCCGGACGAGCCGGGCGACCTGTCCGAGATCGACTTCCTCGTCGAGCAGACCCCGGCCGCGCTCTGGCAGGCGCAATCGGCGGGTGGCTGGGAGATGGTGGGACGGTCTCGCGAGATCGCCTTCAGCGACGGCACCGACGGCCTGCGCAACTTCCCACGCAGTCTGGCCATCGACGCCGACGACATCATCACCAGCGCCGCCACGTACCCGACCGCAAGCGAATTGAACGGCGTGGTCAATACTGGCCCGAACGCGAACGACGGCACCAATGCAGCGCTCGGCACCTCCAGCGGGCAGGTGCTCAAGTGCGCCGGCTTCGACCTGAGCGCGCTGCCGGATGGCGCGCAGGTGCTGGGCATCAAGGTCGAGATCGAGCGCAGCGCCGCGGCGAACAGCGCCATCGATGCCGCGGTCTCGCTGATCGGCCTGCCGGGTCGATGCGACAACAAGTCGGGCGGGGTCTGGCCCGCGGCGATGACCGTGGCCAGCTACGGCGGCGCAACCGACACGTGGGGCATCGAAGGCATCCGCACCGAGCAGGTGAAGGATTCCGCGTTCGGCGTGCTTCTGGTGGTGCGCCGCACCGTCGAGGCCACGCCGATGTCTTCGCCGCTGGTCGACTTCGTCCGCGTCACCATCACCTACGCGATGCGCGCCGGCACCCCGATCTATTTTTGGAATGGCACCAGCGACGTGCCCGCCACGATGCTGCATGCGCAGCCGACGACGGGCGATGCCACGATCAACACGCTGGCCGGCTACATCGCGCTCACCGCAGACGTCAACAGCGCGAAGACGCGACTGGTCAATATCGGCGAGCAGATTCGCACCGCGGCAGCGGGCGGCGGCACACTGTTGGGTCTGACCGCGTCGCGCGACAAGCCCGTGTTCCTGCCCGGTCAGGTCGACATCGACCACAACCGCAGCCGCTACCAGTTCCTGCAAGCCAACTTCTTCGGGCAGGACAGCTTCGATGCGATCTACGGCGTCAATGGCGCCGGCCCGGCCTTCTCGTTCGATGGCGACAACATCCTCAAGATTCGCTCCCCACTGCAACCGTACAACGACATCCCGCGACACATCGCCAAGCACGGTGATTCGCTGGTCCTTGGTTTCTTCGGTGGTGCGCTGCTCGTCAGCCGCCCCGGCAACCCGCGCGAGACCCGCGCTGAGGAGGGTGCTTCAGCGCTCGAGACGGGCGACAGAATCATGGCGCTGTCGGAGATGGCGGGTGATGCGCTTGGGATCATCTGCCAGTCGTCGACCTTCCTGCTGCGCGGCCTCACCGAGCTGAGTTTCTACAAGAGCACGGTGAGCGCCAAGCGAGGCGGCATCGAGTACAGCGCGGCCGACATGGGGCGCGTCATCGTCGCCGACAGCTTCGGCCTGTTCGCGGCCGACACCCCGGAGTCGTTTGCGGCTGCCGAGCGCAACTACCTGTCCGTGCCCGTGGAGCCGTGGCTGCGCGAGCGGCTGCAGGCAACGCTCAACACCGAGCAGCGCTACCTGCGCCCAATCGCATCGCTCGCGGTGCGCAACAAGAACCAGTACCGCATGTACTTCCGCGACGGCTACGTGCTCACCATGACCGTGCGCGAGCAGGTCGAGTACACCATGCAACGCTACTTCGTCGACAGCGAAAGCGACTTCACGCCGGACACGCCGTGGGCCGTGCGCGCCCTCGCCTCGGGTATCGATGCCAATGGGCGCGAGCGCCTGTTCTGCAGCTTCGCTGGCGTCAAGAACGGCTACCTGTTCGAGATGGATGGCGGCAACACGCTGGACGGCGACAGCATCCCGCACCACATCGAAATGAACCCGGTGAACTTCGGCGGCATGTCGCAGCTGGTCAAGCTCGAGAGAGGTTTCGTGAGTGCCAGCGGCTACGGCTACGCGAACCTCGATGTCTCGAGGAAGTTCAACATGCGGCCGTGGGAGCGCGCCACCGACAACGACAACGTCGTGCCCATGCTGATCGGCCGGGCCGACTACACGGCGACCATCGTGCCGCAGAACCTGCGCGCCTCGTTTGACTTTCCGGGCGAAGGGTACGAGTTTTCCTTGCGATTCTCCGGCCTGTCTGGCGACGAAGGTCCGCACACCCTCCAGATCGTCTGGATTGACCACGACAAGCGCGGCACGAGCCGCGGACACCGAGGCGAATAACCATGGCCAACCCCCAAATCCCGCGCGGCCTGATGGGCGCCCCGGCGCCGAACGCGAGTGCTGGCAGCCGCATGACGGCCGCCATCCAGCGCATGCGCCAGCGGCAGCAGCAGCCACGGCAGCAGCCCCGGCCGCGCCCGATCCCGCAGCAGCAGACGGGTGGCTACGATGGCTCGGGGATCAATCCGCAGCGGCGACCGATGCCCGCTCCGCCGATGCAGGGTGCGCCGCTGCAGCCGCCGCCGGGCCTGCCCGCGCGTCCCGGCCAAGCCACCTCGCAGAACACGGGTGGCATCGTGCCGCCGCACATGCAGCAGGGCGCGCCTCCGCCGCCCGTGGCCAGCCAGCAGCCGCGACAGATGCCTGCGCCCACGCCGAACGCTCCCTACGGCTCGGGTGCCGCACCTCGCGCCCCGTACGGATCGTCTGGTGCCCCCGGCGCGCCCGGTGGCGGCGTCACCATGGCCGTGCCCGAGTCCCTGCACCCGACCATGCAGGGAGCCCCCGCGCGCCCGGCTGGCGCTCCCGCAGCGCCGAGCGGGATCAACCCGCGGGTGCCGGGCGTGACCATGCCCGACGTCGCTCGCGCACCCCGCCCCGAGGGTGGCCTCATGAACCAGATGCCGGCCCCCCGGTACTGAGGGTGACATGGCGATCAAGACCGACTACGGTAGCGAGTCCCAGATCAACTACGTCCTCGAGCAGCCGCGCTACATCCCGCGACAGGAGATTGAGTACCCGACCGGCGGCGGCGGCGGCCTGCCTGAAAATGGTGGCGGCGGCGGCCGCGGCCTGATGGGGCAACCGACCGCGCCGACCCCGATCTCGACGGTGCCCGCGCCCGTGCCGGCCCCGCCCGCTGGCGCGACGCCTCCGCCGATCACCACGCCAGCAGGCCCGTCGACGCCGGTTCCGGCACCAACGCCTGCGCCTGCGCCTGCGCCGGTCACCACGCCGCTGCCGCCGCCGACTCCGATGGTCGCTGGCCCTGATCCGAACTGGCAGCAGAACGTGCAACGGCCGACAAGCCAGTCCGGCATGCCGGCCATGCCGACGCCGAGCACGCCGAACATCCCGCCTGCGTCTCAGGGCGGGGTCTACGCGCCGTCCTACGCCGGCGGCACCAACCCGCACCTGGGCACCGCTAACACGGCGGGCACGGGCGCTGCTGGCGTGGGCGACTTCCGCGGCATCTTCGGCGAGGGCGACCGCGGCGCAGCCACGCGCGCTGTGCAGGAGAATGAACTGTCCGGCGCGCAGCTCAACGACCTGATCCAGGGCGACAGCCAGTACATCCGCAACGCGCGCCTGCTCGCTGCGCAGCGCGCCAGCGAGGGCGGCATGCTCATGTCGACCATGGCCGCTGGCGCGGGTTCGCGCGCTGCCATCGACGCCGCGCAGCCGTTCGCCATGCAACAGGCCGATGCCTACGGGCGCGCCGCGACCGAGAACATGGCTGCGCAGAACGCCGATGCGCTCGCTGACCAGGGTCAGTTCCGCGACATGGGCGCTCGTGACATCGCGCTGCGGGCGCAGATGGAAGACGCCAGCCTTGGGCGCCAGTTCCAGGCAGGCCAGGCGCAGAACGAGCAGGCGTGGCGCTCCGGCGAATCGGAGCTGGACCGAAACTTCAACGCGGGCGAGAACGCCGCGAACCGCACGTTCACCAGCGCCGAGCGCGCGGCAGGCCAGACCTGGCAGTCCGGCGAGTCGGCCTACGACCGCGCCTGGCGCGGCGACCAGGCCGGGCTCGACCGCTACCAGCAGACGAGCGAGCGGCTCGGCGCGCAGGATTTCCAGTCGGCGGAGACCGCCTACGACCGGGCCTTCCGCGAATACCAGCTGGCCATGGATCGCGCGCAGCAGACCAACGAACGTCTCGGGGCGCAGGACTTCTCGCGCTACGAGCGTTACGGCACGCAGGACTTCCAGCGCGGCATGTCCGAGGACGAGCAGGGCTGGCGTTCGGGCGAGGCGGCGCTGGATCGCAACTACAACACCACGCAAGCGGAAATGAACCGCGACGAGGTGCGCTACAACACGTACTTCCAGAGCGTGGCGAATCGCGAGGCGCATACCGCCACCGTGCTCAACGCCATCTACAGCAACCCGAACCTGACGCCGCAGCAGCAGCAGCTGGCGGCTGACAACGCGCGGGCGATGCTGACCTCGATCTACAACGGCTACAACACCGTCATGGCCAACGGCATCCCGCCGATCTTCGCCGATCCGTACACGATGACCTTCCCGACCAGCGTCACGCCGAACGCGACCCCATGAGCGCCGTCCTCGCCGAGGTCGATGCAGGTGTGACCACGCGCCTTGTGCAGCCGCAGATGCTGTCCGAGGTGATGCGCTACAGCCGAGAGGCGTTCGAGAAAAGCAACTACGCGCCGCTCGGCTTCAATGCGGTCATGTGGCGCAACGTGCTGCGCGGCGCCATGATGGACAGGACCATGCTGCCGCTGTCGGCCTGGCGCGCACAGCGATGCGTCGGGCTCCTCGTTGGCCAGCTCGGTCCGCTGCCGTGGTGTACCGGCCTGGCGGCGACCGACATCGTCTTCGTGGCCGACCAGGGTGGCGACATCCTGCTGCGCAAGTTCATCGAGTGGGCGAGGTTGCACAAGTGCCGTCGAATCGACATGGCCGTGAGCGATACGGCTGGACGCCGCGGCTACGACCGCCTGTACGCCACCGCGGGCTTCGAGCGCGCTGGCGGGGTCTATTTCATGCAAGAGGTGCAGTGATGTCCGCGATCAAAAAACTCATCAAGGCTCCGCTCAAGCTGTCCAAGAAAATCTTCAAGAAGACGGTCAAGTTCGTGAAGAAATACTGGAAGCAGATCGTGATCGCCGCGGCGATTGTCTTCACCGCAGGCATCGCCGCGGTCGGTGTCGGCGCATTCTCGGCCGCCGCGGGGTCGGCCGGCGTGCTATCGGCTGTCGGCAGTACCATGGCAACAGGCATTAGCGTGATCGGCGGTGCCGTCGGTATCGGCAGCGGCGCGGCCATGGGCAGCGTGGGTGCCGCGGCAGCCGGCGGTGCAGCGGCAGCGGCTGGCGGTGCAGCGGGTGCCATCGGCGGTGCTGGCATGTTGAGCGCAAGCACGGCTGCTGGTCTGGCACCGACCGCTTTGATCAACGCCGGCGCATACGCGGCGACTGCTGCTGGTGCTGGCGGCATCGCCACCCTCGCTCCCGTGGTTGCAACGGGTGTGGCTGGCGGCGCGGCAGCGGGCGGCGCTGGCGCGGCGGCAGCGGGCGCGGCGGCGGCGGGTGCCGCTGCTGGCGCAGGCATGAGCGCGGCCAGCAAACTCAGCAACCAAAGCCAGCCCGACAACAGCAGCAAGAGCAACGAGAAGCCGGCCGAGCAGAAGGGCATGCTCGCCAAGACCACGGACTTCATGAAGTCCAACGCTGGCTCTGCACTCATCTCCGGCGGCCTGAACGCGATGAGCAGCTACATGCAAGCCAAGGCCCAGGAAGACGACGAGGCGATCAACGCGCTGTACGGCGTGAGCCCGCGCGAAGGCGACACCAACCTGACGCCCGAGCAGGTGCGCTTCACCGAGCCGATGGAAGACCGTAATTCGTGGCGCCCGCGCCTCATGTACGACGCATAAGGAGTCGCGCCGTGATCGACAACAAAGCCCCTGTCGCTGCCCCCGTCGACCCCGATCTGGAGGAGGACGACGAGCCGCTGACCGAGGAAGACACCGTCATCTACGAGACGATGGTCGCGGGCCTGCGCGAGCATGTGTTCGGCGCGGCCGAGGAGGGCATCCGCGAATCGCTGCGTAACTCGCAGGACATCCCGCGCGACATCGGCTCGATGACGCTTCCGCTGGTGATGGAAGCCGGCAAGCAGGCGACGCAAGAGGGGATCGAGGCAGACTTCGACCTGCTCTCCGCCATCGCCACCGAGGTGATCGACGACCTGTTCGACATCGCCGAAGCCATGGGCGTGGTCGATGAAGTGACGGACGACGACCGCAAGGAAGCGATGTACGCCGCGATCATGGGCTACCTGTCCACGGCTGACGTACCCGAGGAGGAGCTTGCGCTGGCGCAGGAACAGCTGCGCGTGATGAAAGAAACCGGCGACTTCGACGAGACCGCGGAAGACCTGAAGCGCATGGGCGAAGCCAAGGGTATTGACCCGTTCGCCAGTGAGGAGCAGCCTGCGCCGCAGCCGCAACGGCCAAGCCTGATGGGGGTCTGAGGTGAGCAAGCGCGCACGGCAAGCAGCCCTCATGGGCTTCGCGAGTGGCGTCCTGTCGGACCTGCAGCGCCGGTGGGAGACGCAGCGCGCCCAGGAAGCCGAGGTTGCCAAGGAGCAGCGTCTGGCCGCGATTCGCTCGGCTGAGCGCGCCGAAGACAATGAGCTTGCGACCGGGAGGATCAAGCTGACCGACAGCCTCGAAAGGTCGCGTCAGGAAGACGCGCAGGCCCATGCCATCGCGCTGTCCGACAAGCAGAATGCCGCACAGTTGGCGCGCGACAGGGCGAACGATGCCGCTGCCAACGCGAGGCTTGCCATTTCCGAGGGCGGCGCCAACGCCCGCCACGGATCATCGCTTGCTGAGTCGAGGAAAGTGCGCGAGGCCGTCGTCCCCGAGCACATGAAAGAGCGCCTGTTCATTGACCCCAAGACGAACATCACGATTCCGAAGCCGGAAGGGGTGTCCGACGCCGAGTTCGTGAAACAGATGCAGCTCCGACACAAGCGCAACATCGTCCCCTACTCGCCCGGTCTCATGGGCCAGCCACTTGATCCGCTGACCACGCCGACAGCGGGCGCGCAACCAGCCGCCGCGAAACCGAAAGACCCTTTCGCCGGGTACGGCGCGACGCTCGTCAAGCAATAAACAGAGGCGCCTGTGCCCGTATTCCGCGTTCGCGCCCCCAACGGCAGTTCGTTCGATGTCACCGTGCCAGAAGGTGCCACCGAGCAGGATGCTATCGCTTACGTCCACACCCGACTGACGTCGGCCGGGCTCGACACAGCGAAACCGTTCGACGATGCCGCGCTGGCGAAAGCGCAAGAAGCGCGCACGTGGGCCGAGGATAGCAACGAGATCGCGCAGGGTGCGCGTTGGGGCGGGCGGGCCGTAGGCGGCCTCATGGGCACGTTCGGCTCTGTCGTCGATGCCGTCTCGCCCGACATCGCGCCTGACTTCACCGGCAACGCCCAGGCCGTCCGCGACAACCCGCTGACGCGCTTCATCCCTGGCGCCGGCTATGTCGCCAACCTCAACAACCGCGCCGAGGAGGTGACGAACAACCTCATGGCGGGCGGCGGAGAGCTTGTGGGTGCCGCGATCAAGAAAATCGGCCTCGAGCAGTTCGGCGACGTGGTGTCTTCTGGCGCTGATATGTATCGGCAGGACAACGTCCGCGCGCGCGCCGAGGACAATCGTCGCCGGGCCGAGCGTGGCTACCCAAGTATCGAGCAGCAGAACGCTGGCGGCATGCTCAACCAGGTGGGCCGCGGCTTCCAAGATTTTGGCCGAGACGTCACCGAGTATTGGACAAGCCCTGAGTCACGAGCAAATAACCAAGATTTTGGTGCAGCTTGGAAACAAGGCATCGCACCTGGCCTTGAGTTCACCGCGCAGAACATGGGCACCGCCGCCGACGTCGTCGCGCCATCCCTGATCGAAACCGTGGCCACCGCCGGCATCGTTGGTCGCGTGGTGAAGACCGGGCTCAGGGGCGCCGCCGTCGGCGAGGCAGCGGCCGCCGAGCGCGTCGCCGTCGCCGCCGGTCTCGACGAGCTGGGCGTGGTGGCTGCGCGCACCGAGGCGCTGGTCGCCGGCACGCTGCGCGCGGAGCGCGGCGCGACCAACGCGGCCTTCGGCGCACAAGCGGCGCAGGCCACCGAGATGAACGTGCGGCAGCAGGCGGATGCGATCCGCTTCGCGCCCATCGAGGAGCTGCGCAAGAACCCCGTCTTTGTCGACATGGAATCCCAGCTCGGTGAGGAATCGGCGCGCGCAGCGCTGATCCAGCAGCTGGGCGACGTCGGCGTCGCAGCTGGCCTGCCCCTCAACGCGCTGGCGACCTTCCTCCCGGGCAAGCTCGGTCTGCAGCCGGTCGAGTCCGCGCTGGCCGGCGGCGCCGCTGCCACGGGCCGCGTGGCGGGCATGACGGGCGTTGCCGGGCGGGTGGCGCGCACGGGCGTCAAGGGCGCGCAGGAGTTCGCTGGCGAGGCGATCCAGGGCGGCGCCGAGCAGCTGGCGCAGAACATCGCAGGCGTCCCGGCTGGCACCGCTGGCGGCTACTTCGAAGACGTCGGCAAGAACGCGATCATGGAAGGCGTGGTCGGCTTCGGTGCAGGTGGCATTGCCGGCGCCTTCACCGGCCCGGCCGCGGCGCCCGCGGCGCGCGGCGAAGCGCTGGCCGAGCAGTTCCTGCGCCAGGCGCTGCCGGATATTGCGTCCGCACCCGCGCCGGTGCAGACTGGCCAGGCAGCCCCCCCTGCTGCGCCAGCACCTCCCCTTGCTGGCTTGGCGCCGATCACGACTCCCCTCGAGACCGGCGCTCCGGCCGCCGCCGCACCCCCTGCGGCGGCGGCCCCTTCCCCGCTGACGCCGGAGAAGTGGACGCCACGCGGCGGCCGCGAGACGCGAGTGAACATCAGCGACTCCGTGGTGGAGGGCAGTTCCGGCGCGATTTCGTTCGAGGTTCGCAGGGATGCCGAAGATCGCACGCCGTTGCAGCTATGGGTAACGCGCGACGGCAAGCTGACTGAGCGCGGAAAGGCGTTCACCGCCGAAGGCGAACAAGTCCACCTATGGAATGACGGCACGACCGAGCAGAAGTCACAAGTCGTTGACTTGCTGCGCGAGCGTGGGAATCACCCGATTGGCAGCGCAGAACGAAAGGTGATCGACCGGCAGATAGCCGACATCGTCACGGGGAGCGCCAGCACATCGCCAGCACCCGCCCCGCTACCTGCGCCCGTCCCGGCAGCTGCGGCGCCGGCTGCTGGCGCGCGTCCAGCGCCCACGCTGGCCGATGTGGGTCTCGACCTGAGCAACCCCGCCGACGACCTCGAGCAGCAGCTGGCCAACGCCGGCGCTGCGCCGAAGCTCAAGCCCGCGGAGACCCGCCAGTCGACGCGGTACGCGCCGCGCGAGGATGGCGAGACCGACAAGGCGTACGCGAAGCGCGCCATCGACACGATGCCGGCGCCGAGCGAGAAGCTGGTCGACGACCCGGGCCTGTACTTCAATCAGGCCCCGGACGCGCAGACCGTCCCGATCGAGAAGCTGCTCAGCACCAAGAGCGCCGAGGAGAACGCCAAGGGCGGAGACAACGGCATCAAGCGCATGGCCGCGGCAGCGGCCGGGGTGCTTGGCAAGCGCGACCCCATCGAGGTGGTGGCCAACCCGGATGGCACGTTCAGCGTGGTCGATGGCAACGGCACCCTGACCGCATCCAAGGCCGCCGGCCTGACCAGCCTGCCGGTGCGCGTGGTCGGCCAGCAAACCATCGAGCAGGCGGCCGAGCAGTCCGGCATGTCGCCGCCGATGATCCCCGGATTCACCAGGGTCTACGCCCGTGCGTCCGAGGTCGCGCCGAAGTTCGAGGCCACGCTCAGGGCGATTGCCGACGCGATCCCGGGCGCCAAGACTGTGCTGCCTGGGCTGAAGTCCATTGCGCGCTCAGCCGCCAAGGTTGCGGTCGACTACGCCGGTGACGCCAGCAAGATCAAGGATATTGTTCGCGGCACGGTCGTGATCAGCTCACTGGCCGACGCGCCAGCCGCTCTTGCGCAGCTGCAGCAGCAGTTCGGTGCCGACAATGTCAGGATCAAGCGCAATGCGCTCGACCCGAACACGGCACCCATCTCGGCCTCGGGCTACCGGGACGCGACGGCGCTGGTGACGGTAGACGGCGTCACGACCGAGGTGCAGATCAGCACCCCGGAGATGATCGCCGCCAAGAAAGCGATGCACCCGAAATATCAGCGCACCGAGGAGATCGCACGCGACGTGGCGACTAGGTTGCGGGAGCTTGGCGTCGACACGGATGGCCTGTCTCGGCAGGCGTACGCGAAACTCGCCATGAAGACGGCCACCGCGGATCAGCGCGCCGAACACAGTGCGCTGCGAAAGGAGCAGGCCGCGGCCTACGCAGAGGCTTTTGCCGCCTCGACCAGCCGGTCAAACTCCGCCTCGGAGATGGGGTCGGCGTCCTCCTCGAACCGCGACGCCGTGATCGGCAACCGCTTGGGGCCGTCGAATATCGCCCCGACCATGTCGCCGCAGAACGCGGGCTTGCCGTCGATCAATCCGAACCTGTCCATTCGATCCTCCGTGTCATCTGCTACCACTATAACAGATGAGCTGCGCGCCCACGCGGCGCGCCTCCAGGTCGCCATCACCGCCGCCGAGACCATCGCCGGCAAGGGCAAGAAAGGCTCGGGCAAGACCCGGGTCTTCAACACCGTGCAGGACGCGCTGGACGCTGGCTTCAATGTCCAGCCGGATCAGGATGCGTTCTACGACATCGATTCCGACACCACTGGCGTCATCGCCGAGAACACCCCGGACGCGAATCGCGCGCTGTGGGTGGCGTGGCACGAGCGCTCGGGTCACCGCGGCCTGATCGGCATCTTCGGCAACTCCCCGGCCCTGGTCGCTGAGATGAAGCGCGCCGGCACCAACCCGACCGTACGCAAGATCGCCGATGCGCTGGCGGCCGAGCGCGGCTTCTCGCCGGAACAGGACGCGCTGGCCATCGAGGAAGCGCTCGCCGAGCTGGCCGCCGCTGTGCGCACCGGCAACTGGTCCGAGATCGCCACGCGCTACAAGGTCGAAGCCAGCGACATCACCAAGCGCTCCATCGCAGATGTGCTCAAGCGCATGCTGCGCGCGATCCGTGCGGCGATCACCGGCAACGGCGGTCAGTCCGGCGCCTACAGCAACGAAGACGTGATGCGACTGCTGGAGGATGCGCACAAGCGCGGCATGGACAGCTCCGCAACGGGAGCGAGCACGGGGAGCCAGAGCACCCGCGCAAGCAATGAGCCCAAATACGGCACCGACGAATGGGATGCTGCCGTCGAGGAGGCGCTGACCGACGCCGGCCAGACCATCGACAGCGACAACGCAGCGATGAAGCTCTGGAGCGACGGCAAGCATCGCATCTTCGCGATGCACGAGAATGGTGAGTCGGCCGATGAAGTGACCAGCGTCGACATGCTGCGCAGCTACACGCCAGACCAGCTGCTCGCGCTGTCGAACGCGGACGCCGCAGAGTACGGCGTTACCGCGCGGCCGACGCGCGAAAGCAAGGCGAAGCCGGTGACGTCAAACGCCAACGGCATCAGCTACGCGCAGGCAAGCGACGGCTCGCTCATGGTGACCGAAGGCGCCGAGCGGTTACGCGCCATGCTCACCGAGCGCGGCGAAGGCTCGGTCGGGCGCAACCGCGAAGGCGGTGTCTACTTCAGCCCGCTGCAGGCACCCCGTGTGCTGGCCGCGATCAAGGGCAGCAGTAACCTCGCGTCGCGTCGCGGCGAAGTCCACGATCACACCGAGAAGAATGGCGCGCTGGTTGGCGCTCCACCTCGATTCAATACCAGAGGCAAGCTGCCGGCTCTGCGCAAGCACCTCGAAGGGCTTGCCACCGAGGGCGCGACGGGCCGCATGTGGTACGAGGAAAGCGGCAAGGCTGTGCTGAAGCTGGTCGGCGGCGACAAGAACGAGGCGCGCAAGTTCCTGCAGTTGCTGGCGATCTATTCGCCGCAAGCCGACATCATGCCGAATTACGTCTTCGCCTTGCGCGCATGGCTTCAGATCAAGGCCGGCGCCCCGGTCAGCGTCAAGACTGGTACGCAAGACCGAACGGCCGAGCGCGTTGTCCGCGACGGCGGCGAGTGGGCGGGCGAGAAGACCAACAACTTCTACAACAACCTCATGCGCGCCGTGGATCCGGACAACCATGGTGCCGAGACCCAGGGCGTCACCGGCGACCTGTGGATGGCGCGCGCGTTCCGCTACACCAACGACGCGCCGAACGATTCCCAGTACCGCTTCATGGAGATCGAGACCAACCGCCTCGCGCAGAAGCTTGGCTGGGAGCCGCAGCAGGTGCAGGCCGCGGTGTGGGTCGCCCTGAAGTCGCGCATGAACGCGGACAACGCGGCCAACCGCCTTGTCGACGAGGCGTCGATCAAGCGCGGCGACCTGCAGATCCGCGATGGCCAGCGCCACTTCCCGTCAGCCGAGGCGCAAGCGCGCCACCGCGAGCGCTGGATCGACGACGCAATGAAGCGCCCGCTCGAGGCGGCCACGCTCGAGAAGGGCGAGTTCCACTACGGCAAGGCGATCCACGCTTACCTTGCGCAGGTGAGCTGGGAAGCACGCCCTGGCCGCACTGCAGGCGGCGACATGCAGTGGGTCAACGATGCTGACGAGGTCGTGCAGGCCGAGTATCAAGAGGCGATTGCGGCAGCCCTGCGCGACGAGTCGGGTGCCGACTTGCTGGCCAAGAAGCTCGGCCTCCCGTTCGTCGACTACGTCGCTGCGCCGGGTGTCTGGCAGGGCGAGGTCGCGGCAGGCGGGCAGAATGTCATCAGCCTGCCGCTGCGCAAGGGTGGCGCCAAGGATCATGCCAAGGACGTCGCCAGCCGCGAGGCTGCTGGCGAGACCCTGAGCGACGAGGACCGCAACCCGGTCGACCCAAACGCTCAGCGCATGGTCACCGCCTACGCTGCGATTGTTGGGCGCCTTCTGAGGCAGGAGGGGATGGGTTGGCACCGCCCCGACTACGCATCGAGTGCTCGCGACGCCAACGGGTTCGAGCTGGCCATCGGCCGACCGTTCACGTCGGTGGAAACCATGGCCATGTACAATGCGGTGAAGGAGCGCCTCGCGTCGACCGACATCGGTATCGACGACGTGGCATTCATCGCGTCGCCGTCCGGGTTGCGCGTGGTCAATTTCAGTGGAATGGCGAACCCCACGTTCGGCAAGCTTCTGCAGGAGGCTGCAACTACCCGCACCGACCTCGACCTCGAGATCGCTGTCGAGCGCTTCCGCGCAGATGGCGCCCTCGTTACCAACGACTGGGAAGCATCGCCCGATGGCCAAGATTATCTCCGACAGGCTACTGAAGCCGGACACGGATCCACTGCCGAGTGGGCCGACCGTGTTCTCGCGCCTCGGATCGAATCCGCAAACCAAGACTTCAACGAGCGACACGGACGAAGCACCCGAGCCAGCAACAAGCGAAGCGGATCCGATGCAGCCGGGGATCGACGCGCACGAGGAGACGATGCAGTCGAAGTTCGCGAAGGGTGGAACGAGCGACCCATCCAGCCCGACGCGGTAGCGATCACGGGCATCCACTACTCGAACACCGCGGGGCTCAAAGCGCTCGACGGATCGAAGTACGGCAGCAACCACAAAGGCGCCGAGTGGAAGCGCATCGAGACCGCGCTATGGGAGGACGAGGAACGCTTCGCCCCCATCGCCAACCGGGTCTATTTCTACCCGAGCGACAGCCGCCTGGCTGACGGCGAGTCGATGGTGCGCAGCACCAATCGCCACGACATCCCGCTGGCCAACCTGTACGACATGACCGAAGACCCGCGCGGCCTGCTCGACGCAGCCGACAGCGTCAACGAGTTCGAGCTGGCCGTGGTCGAGGCTGGCTTCGACGGCTACCGCACCGAGGACATGGCGGTCGTGATGGGCACCAAGCCGGTGCCGACGCGCGCGAGCTTCCGCAACCCGCAGACCGACACCGCTGCGTTCAAGAAGTGGTTCGGCGACTCCAAGGTGGTCGACGCCGATGGGAAGCCGCTGGTGGTGTATCACGGCAGCTCGAGGGAGTTCGCCACCTTCCGCGTGCCCGCCTACTTCGCCGGCAAGCGAAAGGACGCCGAGGACTTTTCCGCCACGCGCAGCCCGAAGGTTGTCGACGCCTACCTTGCCATCAGCAACCCGGTGGTCATCGACGACTTCTACGACTTCATGAACTGGACGTCGCGCACCGTCGAGAAGTGGGAGGCGCAAGGCTACGACGGCGCAATGCTCAAGCCGGAGCGAGCGAGCGAGGCGGCGATGTACATCGCGTTCCGCCCCGAGCAGATCAAGTCGGCCACCGCCAACAGCGGCGCCTTCGATCCCGCCAATCCCTCGATCCGCGCCAGCACCGCGCGCCCGCAGACCGAGACCCCGGCGTTTAAGCGCTGGTTCGGGGAGTCGAAGGTGGTCGACGCGAAGGGCAAGCCGTTGGTGGTTTATCACGGCACCAATTCGAAGTTTGACGTATTCGATGACGCGCGCCGCGGGAGTAATTTCGACAACGACGCCTCGCGGGAAGGGTTCTTCTTCTCTGGCGAGGAATATGTCGCGGAGTCTATTGCCGACGACCTTGGTGGAGAGTCTCGAGTCGTTTCCGCCTACTTGTCTCTGAGCAACCCCGTCACGATTGACATGAAGGGCAGGGACGGGGCTGTCGGCCGCTTGCTGGCTGCGGCCAAGAAGGCTGGGCACGACGGCGCGATCATCACCAACTGGAAGGACGGAATCTCTGCCGAGCCAGAGACGCAGTACGTCGCCTTCCGCCCTGAGCAGATCAAGTCCGCCACCGCCAACAACGGCAACTTCGATCCCGCCAATCCGTCGATCCGTGCCAGCACCGTCAACCCGGTCGCCACCGCGAAGGCCGAGGCAGCCGCGAAGCGTGACACCTACGCCGACCTGAGTTCGCAGCTGCGCAAGGCGATGTCCGGCACCGGCCGCATGGAGCTGGCCACCGCCCGCGCGCGCCGCCTGATCGGCGAGGTAGCGGCCATCGGCGACGTCGGCCTGCTGCTCAAGGAAGCGCAGCGCGAGCTGGCCGAAGCGCGCCGCGGCATCGATGAGGAAGGGCGCGACGCGCTGCCCGAGTACGACCGGGCCACTGCAGCGGTCGCCACGCTGCGCCGCGCCGGCCGCGAGGCGGGCAGCAAGTCCGCGGAAGCCAACCGCCTCCTGACCACGCTGGAGCGCGCGGAGCGCACCGGCACGCTCGCCGAGCGCCAGCTCCAGCTGGAGCGCCTGCTCGACGCCGTAGAGGCCGCGCGCGAGACCTGGGAGGCAGCGGCCACCATTCGCGACTGGCGTCGCGGCCGCCAGCGCTCGCTGGTCAAGGCCCGGAAGAAGCGCGGCGACACGCTCAACCGCCTGGCGGCCGAAGGCATGCCGCAGGGCAACATCACCTGGACCCTGGACAAGGCCGGGCGCGAGAGCGCGCTGCGCAAGGCGCGCCGGCTGTTTCAGGACAAGATGATCGACGTGCGCGACATCGGCACAGCGATCAGCGAGGCGCTCGGCTCGGCGCTGCCGGACATGCTGAACCTGTACCAGTCCGAGAACCTCATGCACGGCAAGGCCGAGGAGGGGATCGAGGCGCTCAAGCGCTCGCTGGTCGACCCGCTCAAGGCCGCCATCAAGGCGGCGGGGCTGACCAACGCCGAGGTCCATCGCTTCCTGTGGGCGCAGCACGCCGAGGAGCGCAACAAGCGCATCGCCGCCATCAACCCGGGGATGCCGGACGGCGGAAGCGGCATGGACACTGCGCGCGCCAGGCAGGTGCTGGCCGAGTTCGCGGCGCAGGGCAAGACCGCGCAGCTGGCGGCGATCAGTCGCCGCGTGCAGTCGATCCGCCACCACACGCTCGACACGCTGCTGCGCAGCGGCCAGATCACGCCTGAGCTGCACACCAAGCTGTCGACCATGTACCGCCACTACGTGCCGCTGCGCGGCGACCCCAAGGCCGAGGAGGGCGAGACCCGCATCGGCAGCGGCCGCGGCCTCGACGTGCGCGGCAAGCCCATGCAGCGCGCGCTGGGACGCAACAGCGAGCCACGCGACATCCTCGGCGAGCTGGTGGGCGATGCCGAGCGCGCAATCCTTCAGGGCGCCAAGGCGGAGGTCGGCCGCACCCTGCTGCGCATGGCGCTCGCGTTCCCGAACAAGGACGTCTGGCTGGTCGAGCCGGTCATCGTGGAGCCCAAGTACAGCGAGGCGACCGGCGAGGTGTACCTGGCCGTGGCGCAAGCCGACCAGGAATCGACCGTTGTCGTGAAGCACAACGGCAAGCCGTACGCGGTGAAGCTGGTCGACCCGCGCTTGCGCGACGCGGTCCTGAATTACGGCATGGACGGCACCGAGGCCATCGCCAAGCTGCTCGGCTGGGCCAACCGCTGGATGTCGGCGGTGAGCACGCGCTTCAACCCGGCCTTCGTTGGCGTGAACATGATCCGCGACGCGATCCAGGGCTCGATGGCCATCGGCTCAGAGCTTGGCGCAGGCGCGCTCAAGGATTCGCTGGCGCTGTACCTGCCGGCCATGAAGGCGATGTGGCTGTCGAGCCGCGGCGCGGGCGATGCCTCCGTCGCGGACGCGCAGAAGTCCATGGTCGATTGGGCGCGCGAGTTCGCGGAGGCTGGCGGCAAGACGGGCCACGCCAGCGTGGCCGATCCCGAGACGATCCAGCAGCGCATCGAAGACGAGATGGCCGGCATCTTGGACCTGCTGCGCGCGAAGCGTCCGGTGGCCGCTGTCTCGCAGGCGCTGCAGCGCAGCACGATCATCGAGACCATCGAGCGCGCCAACGACTCTGCCGAAAACGCGCTGCGCCTGGCGGTGTACACGCACCTGCGCCGCAGCGGCCGCAGCAAGGACAAGGCGGCGCAGTACGCGAAGAACGTCACCATCAACTTCAACCGCCGCGGACAGATCACCGGCGCGATGAACGCGCTCTACCTGTTCTTCAATGCCTCGATGCAGGGCGGCCACCGCACGCTGCAGCTGCTGGCCGACAAGCGCGTCCTCGGCACCCTGGCTGGCATCGGCGCGGCGCAGGGCATGCTCGCCATGAGCGCCGGCATGCTGCGCTACGAGGATGACGACGAGACCCTGTGGGAGCAGATTCCCGACTACGTGCGCGAGAAGGCGTTCGTGATCCCGCTCGGCTTCAGCGAGGAAGGCGACCCGCAGTACGCCGCGATCCCGATGCCGTTCGGGTTCAACCTGTTCACCATGATGGGCGGCTATCCGGCGCTGATCGCCAGCGACACCTGGCGTGCGCGCCAGCCGAGGAGCTGGCCGGCGACCATGCTGGCTGACGTCGCGCGCAGCACCATCGATGCCTTCAGCGTGATGCCGCTCGGCGAGGAGGGCTGGTTTATGCCAACCCTTGCGCGCATGCAGCAGAACTTCGCGTCGAACAAGGACGATCTTGGCAACAGCATTCGCTCGATGGCGGCACAGCGCGGCGACGCGCCGCGCGCCTACAGCGGCAAGGCTGACACGGGCGACATCTACCGCAGCACGGCGATGCTCATGAACCGCATCGGCGGCGGCGACGAGGTGACCAAGCCGGTGGCGTGGCTGGACTACGCGCCGGAGGACATCGAGTACATGGTAGGCAAGGTGACCGGCGGCGCTGGCAACACCCTGCAGCAGCTGGTGCGCGCCGCCACGCGCTCCGTGCATGGGCTGGACATCGCGCCCGGCGACATCCCGGTGACGGGCCGCCTGGTGGGGTCGCAGCGACGCGAGCGCACCACGCAGCGCGTGTTCTACGAAGCGAGCGACCGCATGGACGCGGGCCTTGACCGGCTCCGCATCGCCTTCGTCGACGGTGGCGTCGAGGCGTTCGAGCAAAAGAAAGCCGAGCTGGGCCCGGCGTTCGAGGGTGTTGTCGTGGCGCGCTACAAGACCAACGACCGCGAGGGCGCCTATCGCCGCGGCGACTACCGCATCGACACCGACACCGGGCGCCCGACCTTCGTCGCGATCCCGGGCAGCACCTTCGATGCCTTCAAGAACGCCAAGCGCAAAAGCGACGAGTACAACGACACCGTGCGCGCGACCTACACAAGCGACGTGCTGTCGAGCAAGGAGCGAGCGGAGCAGGTCGAGGCGCTGCAGATCGCGCGGGCGCAGAGCACCCGCGAGTTCATGCGCCTGTGGAACGAAGCGGCTAAGACGCGCTGATAGCCGCGCCGGATTCGTCGGCCGCACCAATCGATGAGTCCGCGGCCTTCGACGCGAAGATGTACTCGTTCGGGTCGCGCTCGACCCAGGACGGCACGCGCTCGAACACCTGCGCCAAGGTGAAGACCTTGATCGCTGTGGCCTCCGATCCGCCGCGCAGCGAGGTCAGCATGCGCTCCAGCTCGACCTCGTCACTGATCGGGGTAACGTTCTGCGGAGCGCCAGAGGCGTCGGTGCGCAGGCGATAGACAATTACGAAGCGGCACATGCGATGTCCTCGAAATAGGTGGCGGCTGGATGGGGCCAGCCGCCGGGTTTGCCGGACGCGGAGAACGTCGCGGCGAACGCTTTAGCTGCCCAGGCCGCTGGCAGCAACGAAGCCGGCAACCGGATCGACCGTGGTGGTGTCGGGGAAGGCGTCGAGCTGCGCCGGGTTGGCCGGGGCGCCAGCGACTTCGGTGGAGACCTTGCCGGCAAGCCTGAGTGCGTCCTTCACGCCGAGCGGTCCGACGGTCCAGTCACTCTTTGCGGCATGGAACAGCGCCTGCTGCTGGCTGGTGGCTTCAACGATGCGCTCGACACCGTCCTTGTTGGTCAGCAGGTAGGGGCGGGTGGCGGTTTTCTTTTCCATGGTGGTCTCGTGGTTGTGGTGGGTGGGTGAAGCGGTTACTCGGGGAAGCGGTCTTGCTCGTACGGGTTGAAGGTCTTGCTCGGCGCGGTGTCGTGAACCTCCTCGACCTCAACCGGCAGCGGTTCGGCTTCCTGCTGGACCACGGTCGCGGCGACCGCCGTGGTGACCTCGTCCTGCACGTGCTCGATCACCGGGCGCCGCTCCTGCCGCTCTGCGGCAAGCTGCTGCAGATCGCTCTGCAGTTCGGCGACACCGGTGTTGACCGGACGCACGCTGGCCTGCTCGATCCGCTGCGCCTCGTCCTCGTCGTAGATGCCGCCGAAGCCGAGCGCCACGCGCGCCCCCTGGATCAGCGCCTTGTGCCGCTGGAAGCGCTTGGGGTGCGTCTGCCACGGCCCGTTATAGCTGTTGCGCGGCGGCTGGTAGACCTCGTCGAGATACTCGCGCACGCGGATCGGGCGACCAATATCCTTGCGGTAGATGACTGCCTCGACCCACACGTGGGCATGCTTCGTCGTTCCGGCGCCGGCCACGACCATCTCGTCGCTGTAGACAAACTCGACGCCATCGTAGTGCGGGTGGTCATTGATGATCCGCACCCAGCCATCGATGGAGACGACGGGGATGATCCCCTTTCGCTTGTCGAAGAACGCAAAAATCTCGCGGGTGAACGGGTTGAGGTTGAACTGGTCGGCGACCACGAGCAGCGCGTACAGCTGAGCGTCGTTCGCTTCCTTGCCCTCGTCCTGCTTGAACGCGGTCTCGCGTAGCGTCATCAGCAGCAGCTTGGGGTGGATGCCGTACTTGGTGGCGAAGCGCATGCCGATGGACGGCGAGCCGTCGGGCATCGGGCGCTCGATGGCGGAGACGGGTTCTTGTGTGCTCATGGTCAGTCCTTGTCGCTGAAGGCGTAGCCGGGCAGGTGCTGGTCTTCGATCTCGTCGGGGTAACCTGCGAAGCGCCCCGAGTCCTTGATCGCCTTCAGTTTGGCAAGGCGCTGTCGCAGCTGCTGAAACCCGCGCTCCTCGCCAGCCGCTTCGATCTTGCGCAGTGCGCTCAGGTACGGCGGGGTCTTCTCGCAGAGCAGGAAGACGAAGCCGCGCAGCGGCAGTTCGTTGGCGCGGCAGCCATCCGAGTACATGCAGTGCTGCGTGTGGTAGCTGTAGTCGAACATCGACTTGCCGAACTGCCACTTCGAGGCGCTGATGACCGACTTCAGGTCAAGCGCGAAGGCGTAGCGCTCATCGTAGAAGTCGACCCGGCTTTTGCAGACCAGGCCGGTCTCGGGGTCAACCCACCGCAGCACGACCTCGCGCTTGCCGAGCGACAGGATCGCCTCGACCAGCGGTCGGCGCATCATGCTCTCGTACATCTTCGCGACCGCGTCCAGCTCGCGCTGCTTGATCGCCACCACGCCCGGGTTCGCGGCGATGAAGGCGTCGCGCTCGGCACGCCTGGTGGAACTGCGCATGTCGCCGAAGCGGTCCATGTCGATGTAGGTGGTCTCGAACTTGGCCGGCTCGAGCACGCGCATGTGCAGCGCCTTGCCAAGGTCGAAGGCCGGGCTCTCCACCTTGTTGAGTTCGTCCTTCAGCCACGCCTCGTAGTAGGCGGGCACGTTCGACTCGATCATCTTGAGCACGCTGTTGCTGGCAACGAACGGCTCGCGCTTGAAGTAGGTCTCCTCGGGTTCGTCGTAGTAGACGCCCGGTGGCGGGCCCTTGTAATCGGCCGGCACGGCATTGACATCCATGGTGATCTCCTATCGCGCCCATCGCGATTGACTAATGGTCCCACGCCCTGTACGGTATGTCAACCACTTCCATGTCAGAGGCGCTATGCGCAAGTACATCGAGAAAGAAAGCGGCGAACCGCTGTCGCGCGACAACACGCTCGTGCGCAAGCTGGCCAAGAAAACGGGCTTGTCGTTCGAGACCATCTACCGATCCGCGCTCGGTGACCGGGTCATGTCGCGCTTCTCCGCCGAGAAACTGAGCAAGGCCACTGGCGGCAAGCTCACCGTCGGCACCATCCTGGGCCTCAACCGGAAGACCAAGCCATGAACCAGGCCACCAGCACGCTGCTCGCCAATCCAGAGCTGCAGTTCCTGCCCACCTTCGCCGACTGGCTCACGCAGAACTGGCATGTGTGGATGGCGTTTTGCCGAGAGGCCGACAAGGTGTGGAACCGCGGTCGGCGCAAGTACAGCGCGAGGACCATCGTCGAGGTGCTGCGCCACGAGTCGTCGCTCGCCGAGGTCGGCAGCGAGTGGAAGATCAACAACGTCCGCATCCCGGACATGGCGCGGCTTTACATGGCGACTTACCCGGAGCGCGACGGGCTGTTCGAGACCCGCGTGCAGCCGAACACCGAGCGCGGCCGGCGCACCATCTCGAACAAAGGGTTCACGCCCTGAGCGACCTCGCGTCAACGTAGCGTGAAGACCTGCTACGATCCCCCAAACCCGGGGGATTTATGCTGCCAGTCGCGGATATGGACACAGTCGTCTCGAAGGTGCTGCGCCGACTCGAGGCCGTCGATGTCCCGCAACGCATGACCATCTCGCTCGGCTGGGATGGCGCCAAGATCATCGCCAACCTGGGCGACTACAACAAGATCATCAAGTCGCTCCCGGTCGAGCACGTGACCATCATGCGTGGCCAGGCCGAAGTGACCGTCTCCTCAGCCATCCTGATCGCGGTCGCCCGCCTGCAGCTGTCGCTGCGCGGGAAGACCGGAAGGGCGGGTGGGCGCTCGCCCAAGGGTGGGCACCTGTGGCGCACCCAGGCGCGCCGTGATGGCGTTGCGCGAGGCTCTGGCGGGGAGTAGTTTTGCCCGGCATCCCTCCTGCCGAGAACACCCATGGGCGCCACCATCACCCTGATTAACCCGACCACTGCAGCGGTCGCCACCGAGGTGCCCGTCGACGCTCGCGCGTATGACCGCATCAGCATCGCCGCGCCGGGTCTCGCTGGTGCCGAGGAGGTCGACATCAATCTCGGCGGCGGCGCGGCGTACGCGACCTTCACCATGCCGGATGGCACCACCTCGGCCAAGCTCACCGCAACAAACCAGAGTATCGAACTGCCGGGTGCCATGTACGGCATCCTGAAGGATGCGACCGCTGGCAGCGTTGGCGTCAACGTGACCCTGATCGGCGCTGGCTGAGATGTCGCTCGCGCAGTACGCCGCGAAGTACCTGCCGAAGGCTATCGCGCGGGCGCTCACGGGCGCGAGCGGCGGTGCCCCCGCTTGGTCGCCCGCACTGTGGTTCCTCGCCAGCGAGCAGGGCATCTGGCTCGACCCGAGCGACTTCACGCGGTATATGGCGGACAAGGGGCCGGAACTTTCGGAAGATGTTAGCTTCGATGACACATCGAAGTGGAACAAGGGTGGCGGTTGGTCGGTGACGGGCGGGCAAGCAGTCCACAACGGCACAGTGGCGGAGTACATCAATTCGCAGTTCAATGCGATTCCCGGCAAAGTGTACGAGTACGTTATCGACATTGCCGCCATCCCGGCAAGCTCGAATGTCATCATCTATTGCAACGGCGCAGCCGGCCCGGTCTACACATCGGCGGGTGTCTATACGACGGCGATTTTCTGCGCTGCGGCAGCTGTTGGCGTGATAAAACATTCGATCCGAGCGTCCAATACCACTGGCGGCACGACGATCATCAATTCCTTCTCAATCAAGGAAGTTACTAGCGCTTCTACTGCCACGCTGTTTGAAGACCCTACCGGCAACATCGTGGTAGCACGACCAGAACAACTGATTGGTATGGCGCTCGACAAGCGCCTTGGGCTTGTGCCCGGCACAAATGTTGTCACCAATGGCGATTTCAGCAGCGGTACTGGTTGGACGCTCGGGGGTTCGTGGGTCATCAGTGGAGGCGTCCTGACTGCAACCGCAGTAGGGAGTGGCACAACTGCAAGTCGGACAGGCGATGTGGTGGCAGGCAAGTGGTACAAGGCCACTGTCGTCATCAACTCCATCACGGGCGGCAGTGGCGTGAAGGTGAGTATTGGTGGTGCGGATAGCACTACCATCACCGGGGCCGGTACGTACTGTTTCATCCTTCGCGCGACGAATACGAATGTCTCGCTACAAGCACAAGGCACTTCGACGTTTGTGATCGACTCGATTACGGCGCAAGAACTTCCCGGAAATCACGCAACTCAAGCGACTGCCGGCAAGAAGCCGAAGCTGAGTCTGCGGAAGAACTTGGTGATCAGTAGTGAAGCGCTTGGCACGAGCTACTTCGGTGGCACGACTGCCGCTTGTACTACCGTCGATGGTATCTCCCGCCCGATGGGAACGGGCCGTGTTGTTCGCCGTACAACGGGAAGTAGCTCTTACGCTTACGCCTCCGCGTCGATGGTTGCCAGTGGTGACTATACAGTTAGCTGCTACGTTCGCCGTTCCGATGGCGGGGCACTGGTGTTCGGCACCCCCGGCACAGCAGCAGCAACGAACAATGACTGCACGCTGGTTGTCAATGGTGCTGGCGTAGCTCCTTCCACCCTGACAGTGACCGCTGCTGGCGGCGGTTGGTGGCGCATGTCTGTTCCGTTTACGTTTACCAGTGGTCAGTGTGGGCCTATCTCTTACAACACGTCGGCAGAGTTGGATTGGACAGGGGTGCAGGTAGAAGCTGCTGCAGCAGTCAGCACATACCAAAGCTCGACGCTTGCCAACGTCTACGCCACCGTCGGGTTCCTTCCCTATTTCGCCTTTGACGGCGTAGATGACAACCTCGCGACGGCTGGCACAGTGGATTTCTCTGGCACCGACGCTATGACCATCGTGTCGGGGATCCAGAAAACATCTGACACAGGTGCGCGGGATATTTGCAGCCTTGGGGCAACGCCCTACGTGAGCAATGGAACGTTCCTCCTCGGCGCCCCTGCGTTCAGTGCACCGTCTCTTGGGTATAGTTCTCGCGGTACAGCTAGCTCAAGCAACAACATCAATAACACAGCGTACAAGGCCCCGTGGACAGGCGTGTTCACTGGACAGTCTGACATTTCCGCCGATCAGCTCATTGGACGAGCCAACGGTGTGCAGGTATTCACTGCGGCATCGAATCAAGGCACCGGGAACTACATCAACGATGTCCTGTATATCGGCGGTCGCGCGGGAACGGCGAACTTCTACTCAGGCGGACTGTTCCAATTGATCGTACGCGGTGCGAACACCACTGCACCTGAC